ATCGTGAACAGCCATAGTTTCTTTTGGGGGTTGTTTCATTTCATATTTTAAGATAATATTACTCAATCTTTGAGCAGGCCAGTTCTTCTGTACCATTTCGTCTCTCAATTCTCGTAAATCTTTTAATATGTCTGTTATCATTTTGCTCTTTTACTTCTTTTAAGTAGGTATTCTGCTACTTTATAAATTCTATGTAAATTAGTAACCTTATCTTTCCAATGTTTCGCCATTAAAGGTTCTGCTATTTTTCTAATTGCCTTATGTTCTTTAGATTGTTTTACACCTTGCTCAAATACAGCACCACCAGAAGTCTTTGCTTCTATAAAACCAAATTCGTGTCTAATCTTTTCTGTCATCATTTTTCTGTATCACTCGGTGGACCATCGTTACCATCATCTGGTAAGAATACATAACTTGTTTTATCTTCTTCATTCTCTGTTTGTTCGTTATTATCAAAGTCAGGTCTAAATTCAAAGTCTTCTGTAAACTGAAAGAACCCATTGTTTCTATCGTTTAAGTCATCTGATACTGGTTTGTTTAAAGGTTTAGTTGTGGCAGAAGTTTCATCTGTCATATTTGCATATTCTATTCTTGCAGTAACTACGCCTGTCTTATTCATTCTTAATTTAACGGCGTCATCTACAACCTTTTGAATAGGGTGTTTCATATTAAATTGTCTGTAAAGTAATCCTCTGATAGCGTCCATTGATAACGCTAAGTCTTTTGTAAATACATCTTGTTTTGTGTCTAATCCCATTTGTACAAATCTTCGTACTAAATCTAATCCAATCTCGTCTGTTGCCGCCTCTACAAACTTCGCCGCCTGATAATCTCTCATCTTCTTGGTTGCTTTAGGGTCGGTTTCTTTTGGTTGGCGTACCATCTTATTCTCTGGAAACAAGATTATATTTTTGTACGCCTCGCCTGGTTTATTGTTGTCGTCTTCACTCATTTGTTATAGTACCTTTGAAATCAACTTTTCCAAGTTTGTTATAATATTCAACTAATTGATTGTAACCACCAACAAGTTCACCATCTATTTTAATTTGAGGCATAGACCTTACTTTTTTACCTATGTCTTCTATCATAGCGTCTACACTCTCAAATTCTTCCATCTTCTTTACTTCAAAAGATAGACCAAGGCCTTTTAACAAGGCCTTTGCCTTATCGCAATACCCACAATTATTCTTGGAGTATACGATTATATTATTGTTCTTCTTTTTTTCCATTTGCAGTATCCTCAACACTTTTGAAAGCGTCTGCGGCCTTGGACTTCAACTTGTAGGCGTCCACAACTTCTGCAATTGTGTAGTCATACATCTTGTTAAACTCACCAAGAGGTAATCTTAAACCTATCCAAGCACGATAGTAACCTTTTTTCGTTCTAGTTACTTCTTGAGCAAAGATTTCATACCCTCTTACAGGTGTATTTGCGATGATGTTAACCATTGCAGTTTCTACCTCTGTAACAACGGTCTTAACATTTGTCTTACCTACTTCTGTTACAAAGATTTTCGCTTTCTTATTCATTTCACCAGCGACAATATCTGCCATTTCTGCCTTGGCAATCAATTTTGCTTTTTCAATTGCAAGTTCTAGTGATGGAGATACAGAAGTACCAACTCCAAAGATACAAGTCTTCTCGTCATCTTTTGTCTTCCATACGCCATTATCTGCCCACATTGATATATCACAAGCATTCTTTTTATCAAAGTCTGCCATATACCATTTAGGCACTTCATTTACTATCTTGTCGCTCTCTTGCTTAATCTTGTAAGTCTTTGAGGAACAAGCATTTAGTGTAATCGCCAATACGGCAATCGCACCTATTTTTATTATATTTTTAACCATTCTGTTTTATACTCCCAATTATACTATACAACATTTCGCTAAACTTGTCAATAAGCTGGTTTTCTTCAACATAGGCAACCACATCACTGGCCGTAGCACCTGTCATAATAATAATTAGAAGACCAAGAATAATAAGATTTTTCATCATTTTACCTTCTCTTCCATTGTCCTTCATTTGTTAAACACGCTCTTCCGAAGGATTTAAAGGCGTGTGAAGGTTGAGAATACAACCTACAATATTCTGGAGCATTCAAATCTTTATAATAAAAAGCGGCAAACAATTCCCAATAACCAGGTTTCTTTGCCTTTTCAAGTTCAATTTGCTTCTCCAATTCTTTTATCTTTTCTTTATCAGTTCTACCGTGTTCGGTATCTGCACATTCCATAATTTCTTCTTTAACAATAGTATTATCATCTAGTTCTTTAATCACAATCTTGATAAAACACCATTGTCCGTCTCTCTCAAATCTATCTAAAACTTTTGTATGAAGAACATTATTCTTTTCGTTCTCTTCCATAAGTTTAAGTTTCTTATTGACTTTTTCGTGTATATCATTTATATATACATTATCCACAGGTGCCGATTTAATCTGCATTACTTCGCCATCAAGTGGTTCTACTTTCTTCATCGTAAAAGTTTCTGCCTTTGCCCAATTCATTGATATCCAAATCACAACTAATAGTGATAAGATAAACAATACATAATCTTTTAGAGTTCGCATTATCTAATTAGACCTTTCTCAATCCATCTGCCATCAGGCATTTGACATACAACACCAAATCTAGTGTCTACATCTGTATCTGAAATACCTATCACAGGCCAAGATGATTTTATATTAAATGCACTTTCATATTCTTTACACATAAGTGGACCTTGAGCATAACTTCTATTAATCTTAATCGTTCCATTTGAACCTGTTTTGCTATTCAACCAGTTCGTATAACTTGCATTACCTGGACCATTGTTCAAGTGGTCTACAAATACTGCCTGGTGTAAATCATAATCACTTGCATATAATAACTCTGCACCTGCAAGAGCACCAACTACGGCACAACCAGCGGCAATGTATGGGTCTGTCCCAATCAATTCAACACAGGTCATCGCACCTGTGGCACCACCTAGTGTTGCACCTAAATGACTTCTGTTAAATTTAAACCCTTTAGTATTATTAACATCTACTCGTTCACCACCAGAAGCGTCTGGAAACTTATGTGCCGTACTACAAGCACCTAGTGAAATACTAATTAGTAAAATCAAAATTATTTTGTCTAATCTCATCGCATACCTTTTTGTTGTTTTCTGTTAATATTATTTTAAAGTCATTGACCGTATTGTCTACAACATATCTCTCATTCATATTGTTTTCTTTCCACCAGACCTCTGCCCTTGCGGACACAGGCCTAATAAGAAATGTACCATCATTATTACTCGTTAATTGAAAGTCCATTATTTACTCCCGAACCAACCCTTAATCGTATTCCAATTATTAGTTGTTTGTTCTTTTGCAGACGCCCAAGATTTTGCCTGGTAGTCTTTAGATTTCTCAACTTCACCTTGTATAAAATTTACAAGTTTGCCTGGTGTCTGTATAATAGTGTTAGCAAACTCTTGCGGTGTAATTGTTTTGTTTTCTTCTGCAATAGTTGTTGTTGCAAACAACACCATCGCACATACTAAAAGTATTTTGTTCATACTTTCCTTCCCATTGTTGTAATATCAGCAATGTCTACAACTTGATAATTACCTTTGTTGTATGCAATACTGATTGTTTTACCTTCAGGTAGTTTAGGTTTAATAACCTCTCTTTTCGTTGCACCTGACACTATCCTGTTTGAACAAGGTAGTGATTTTCTATTAGAAGAGTAATCTGGAAAAGGATAACCTTGAAAGTTATTAATCACTTTACCATTACTATCTAAATTCACGCCGATAGACTTCAACCACTTGTTGTGATTTTTTCTTACTATCTCTAATCGCATTTCTCTAGTTAAGTAGTTCTTCTTTGTCTTTGCCATACTTCTTTGCCTCAAATTGTTTCTGGTCCAAGTAAGTTCTACCAAAGACTTTCATATAGAAGTGGTCTCTTGGATTAGGTGCCGACCAGGCGAATATCAAATTATCAAATTGTTTTTGAGTAATATGAACATCCCTCATCGCACTTGGATTTTCTTTTTTGAGTTGTTTCATTTCTTTTAGAAATTGAATACGGTTATCGTATTTCTCTTTTTTGCCTTTTTTATCTTTGGCGGCAGCGATTTTGAATTCATCGTGTACCATTTCTTTCGTGTAACTAAACGACATATTTTAGACCTCTCTCAATTGTTAGTGTTATAGTAACATAAATCTGATTACCTGTCAAGCATTGGATAATCGTTGATTTATAGGGTTTTCGCCCAAAAACGGCGCCGTAGGACGGCGCTGGGGCGGCATTAGGGCATACCTGTGTATGTTTGTATACCATAAATTACTTGGTTTTCCTTGGTTTCTTGTTTCTTGCCTTTTTCACTCTGTTGGCAATACCTTCATTAATCATCTGGTTTCTTTTTCTTTTGCCAAATGGTAATTCCATCTGAGCATTCTTTTTCCAAAATCTTGTTTCACTTAATTTCAATTTCTTCTTTATCTTATCATTGTATTCAATTAGAAAATAAACAAAAGCACCACCTAATACAGATAGTACAAATAGACCTAATATTGTTTCAGTAAACATATAAACTCCTTTTAATTAAATGTTTTTATAGGGTCGTTTGCAAGGTCACCCATTGGCATTTTAGGTGCCTCTTGTTCTTCAAATTCTTTGATTTCTTTTTCACGATAAGCAATACCTTCGTCAATGAGTTTAATCGCCATTGCCTGATTGCCAAGTGTCAATTCTTGTTTGATTTTTTTGAGTTCGTCTATTACGATTATTACATCAATCATTTCTTACTCCATCCAACTCTTATCTTCTATATATTCGTTTTTCTTAACTACATCTTTTATCTGCATAAAATAACACCAATTACTTCCAAAGGTAATTGCACCTGTGTAATCTAATTCAGTATCATATGTTTTTACAGAAGCGGCCGTATCTAACTCGGCAGCGATGTCTGTCTTTTCAGTAGCAATACCGATGTTAGTTATAACACCTTCTCTACCTTTTTCGTCTCTGATTGTATCACCAATATTAATTATCATAATGTATCCTCTCGTTAGTGTTTTGTTTTAAAAATATATTCTTTATCATATGAAAGACCTAGAGTATAACAAATATAACCTGTATCTTTCTCTTCTGTTAGACCTTCGGCGTCTAATACCCATTGAATAGCATTCTCTCTATCACTTGCGCCAAGTTCAAGATTTTTCTTAATCTGTTTTTCAAAGTTGTTATAGGCCTCTTTCTCTGCCTTCTCTTCTTGTTCCATTTCGTACTGCGCCACTTTACATAAATGTTCAAATTCTTTTTTAAGGTCATCGTCTGACATTTTAGAAAATTCGTAATGTCTACCTTTTACGCCATAGGCACTTTTGTGCATTTCGTAAACATCTGTTTCTAGGAAATACCTGTCTAGTTGAGCAGGAGTTGTAATACCATAATTCTTCCAATGTTCTAAATCTTCTGTAATCATACCAATCCAAAGACCTGGTTCTTTATCCATCTTCTCTTTAGATTTCGCATTGATATTTTTAAGATGTTCTAGTAGTGTCATTATGATAATACCTTTCTCAATATTATAATTGTTGTTAACATAAATCCCATAAGTAGGAAAAACGATAATATCATTATTTACCTAATTTACTATCGTTTTCTAAATTGATAGCGATATCTACATCACTATCGTTTTTAGATTGTTCGTCCATAACTTCATCAACATTGTTTTCGTCAATTCCAGTTAATTCAACATTTTGTACTGATAAGATTTTACTCTTACAAGTATCCCAATCAAATTGACCATCAATCATTTTAGATATTAGATTATCAACTTGTTCTTCGGCTGTATCCCAAGCCCATTGCATAGTTTTAGACATAGTGTTTGTCTCCTTTGTTAGTGTTGTTAATTAAATTCATACTATATAATAACATATCTGTATATAATGTCAAGCAAAATCCACATAAAATATCACTTTTTTTGTTCTTATTTTGTTCTAAAATCAAGAGAAATACCCCATATTCCACATCAATCCAACGATTGATACGACTGATAATACTAGGTTAGTTGTGATGATAGAATACTCTTTCCATATGATACCTACGAATACCCATAGGAACCCTCCTAAAACCGTTATAATAGGTCCTAAAGGGTATATATTGATAGAGTTTAGCCCTACTCCAAGTATCAAAACACCTGTTCCGAGCCATTTAAGAATATTAGATATATTGTTATTTTTCATCATATATACATAATACCATAGGTAAAAAGCGTTGTCAAGCACTTTTTTCACTATTTTTGAAGTTTTTTTGTTGATTTTAAAGGGTTTTTAGGCGAGCCAATTGAACATTGCTCGCATAGATAGTAGTAAATACATCAATTCCATCAATGCTCTCGGATAATCTTTATCTCTGTACCCGAACCAGACCCACATTATACACGCTATAATTGAAAGGAACCAACCTATCCATTGAGTATTTACATTTGCTTCTGATAGTATGTAAACTGAAGAAATTGCGATTGCAAGTCCTAACCATCTATCCTTATTCTTTATCTTTGTCCATAGTTTGGTCATAGCCACACCTTGCAATGTAGAAAGCGTCTACTATATCAGTAACAGGATTTGATAGAGTTTGTTGGTCTAGTGCTTCCATCAGATTTATACCTGTTTCTTCATACCACTTATCATACATTCTTGTTTTGTCTGCGTTACCTTTACCAGTTGCCATCTTCTTAATAACTGATGGTACTAGTGTTACAAATTTCATATTCTTTTTGTAAAGTTTATGTTTAAGTAAACCTGTGTTCTCGGCAAGGTTGAACACCCTACCTTTACTACCAAAAGAATAGTCTTCTATGAATACCGTAGGATTAATACTATTTCCTACTGCTCTTTTGAATACCCAATTAGATATATTATCGTGTCGTTCTTGTTGATTGGTGTAGTCTTCTATTCTGTCACCAATAACTTTACCATCTAAAAATACACCTTCGTATTTTTTAGTACTTGTAAGATAATAAAACTTTGCATTTTCATAACTTAAATCTTCACTTTCAAATATACAACAACAAGGACAAGTCAAAGAATAATCAATTCCAATTATCTTCGTCATCCTCCTGCTCCTCAATAAGTTCTTCTTCATCTGCGTTGTCAAGAGCCGCACCACAAAAGACGCAAGAGATTGGTTCTAAATCTTCTTGCTCCCATACTAATGTAAACTCCTCCTCACAATGAGGACAATGATACTTTCTCTTGTTCATATTATAATTTAAATTTCTTAAACTGGTCTTTCTCTACATCTTGTTTAATGCCACCGATAACATAACTTTCAATCTCTGTTTCCTGTGGTGCATTTTGTAGACTTCTTGAATTGAACCAATGTTCGGTCCAAGGTAATGGGTTTGCACTTCCAACATCATACTTTGCTTTTAAACCTATTGCCTTCATTCTCTTGTTAGCAGTCCACTCAACATAGTTATGTAGTAGTTTTTCTGATAGACCTACCATAGAACCTTTAGAAAATAAATGTGTTGCCCACCTTTTCTCTTCTAATACAGCGTCATCGTATAACTTCTCTACATACTTTTCATTGTTTTTAATAACCTTATTCATAACTTTATCATTCTCTGGTCCTCTGTAGTTATTAATAATTCTTTGTGATACAGCAAGATGTTGACTTTCGTCTCTTGCAATAAATGATATAATCTTTGCACTACCTTCCATTAATTTAAGTTCACCAAAAGCGAAACTACAAGCAAACGATACATAAAATCTTAAACCTTCTAGTATGTTTACCGTACATAGTGTACGCCATAACTTCTCTTTTAGTTCATACTCATCTACTTTCATACCAATAGATTTCTTATTACCTAATTGTATTAGTTCATCGTAATGTTTAGTAATACTTTCACTTCTAACTTCTATATTCTTATCGTCTATGATAGTATCAAATACTTCGCCTGGATTAGAATATAAGTTTTTAATGATGTATGTATAACTTCTACTATGAATAGTCTCTATGAAGTCCCAAGTTACAATACAACCTTCTAATTCTGGTAATGATACAAAAGGTAAAAATGCCAAACAAGGTCCTCTGCCTTGTACACTATCTAACATTGTTTGGTATTTCAAATTAGAAGTAAATATAAACTTTTGTTCTGGTCTTAATAGTGACCAATCTGACCTATCTTTTTGTAATGAAACTTCTTCTGGTCGCCAGAAGAAACCTAATTGTTGTTGTGTCAACTTATCAAAGATAGGATATTTCATACTATCATATCTTTGTACCTGCAAATCTTCACCGAAAAACATCGGTTGCTTTGTAAAGTCTAAACCTTTTTCTTTATTAAACACACTAGTTGCCATTTATTTTTTTATCTTTCTCTTTATTAAATATTACACGCCTCACATTCCTCTTCACCTTCTGGTGTTGTAGGAATAGTGATATCTTGTAACACATTCTTTTCTTGTTCTGGCTGTAAGTTTACTGAACCTACTGCCTGCTCATCGTAAGTCATAGGGTGTAAAGGTTCAACTTCTTCTTTCTTACCGTCATATGTATTCTGATAGTAAGAAGTCTTCCACCCATATTTATAAGTTGTTAATAAGTCATTTGCCATTGTAGAAATAGGTACTTGGTTCTCTGAAAATAGTTCAGGATTATAAGACCAGTTGCCTGATATACCTTGGTCAAAATATTTCTGCATTACTGATACAACATTTATATATCCAGTATTGTCTTTCATATCCCATAACAAAGTATAATTGTTTTTCAATCTAGCATAGTCAGGTACAACTTGTTTCAATGTACCTTTCTTTGACTTCTTAACACTTAAAAAGTCTCTAGGTGGCTCAATGCCGTTTGTAGCATTTGATACCACACTAGAGGATTCCGAAGGCATTTGGGCAGAGAGAGTGCTGTGTCGTAGCCCATACTGCATTATATCTTTTCTTAATGTCTCCCAATCAAAGCTGAGTTTACGATTTACAATCTCATCAACTTCTTTTTTGTAAGTATCAATAGGTAAGATACCATCGGAATATTTTGTTCTATCAAAGTAATCACATTTAGTTTTTTCTTTTGCGATTTCATTACTCGCCCTCAATAGATAATACTGAAATGCCTCTGTTAATTTATCAACTTCTTTCCACGCCATCTTCTGGTCGTATGTATAACCTTTTTTCGCAAGGTAATGAGCAAGACCAATATAACCTATACCAAGACTTCTTCTCGCCTTTGTAGATACTTCAGCGGCCTTTACAGGATACTTCTGATGGTCTATTACTTCTTCTAATGCTCTTACTGATAAATCACATAGACTTTCTAATTCGTCTAAATTTTTCAAAAGACCTACATTGATTGCACTTAAAATACATAATGCAATTTCACCTTCTCCGTCTATATGTTCTATAGGGTCTGTAGGTAATGTAATCTCTTGACATAAATTACTCATATTAACTTTGTCTTTAAATGAAGAGTGTGAGTTAGCGTGGTCTATATTCATAATATAGATACGACCTGTCTCTGCTCTTTCTTTTAGTAAGTCAAAGAATAAAGATTGTGCAGATATTTTCTTTCTATAAATTTTTGTATTCTTTTCATAACTTAAATATAGTTCATCAAATTTATCTGTACCAAATGCTTCGTATAAACCATCTACTTCGTGTGGTGAAAACAAAGTTATATCTTCATTGTTAATAAATCTTTCATAGAATAGTTTAGATATTTGAATAGAGTAATCTAATTTTCTAACTCTATTATCTTCACTACCTTTATTGTTTTTCAATACAATAATATCTTCTATCTCTTTATGCCAGATAGGAAAGTGTACCGTAGCACAACCACCTCTTACACCATTTTGTGTACAAGATTTTACGGTTGCCTCAAACTTTTTTAGAAAAGGTATTACACCAGTATGTGCAACTTCACCACCTCTAATCTTTGAGTTGATACCTCTAATTCTTCCTGCGTTGATACCAATACCTGCCCTTTGAGCAGTATAATAACCTATAGCAGTATCAGAAGAAAATATACTAGGAAGACTATCGGCCACATCAACAAGGACACAACTTGCATATTGTCTAATAGGCGTTCTAACACCTGCCATAACAGGAGTTGGAATGTTAATTTTAAATTTACTAATCGCTTCATAATACTTTCTTACATATGTTAATCTTTTATTTTTAGGATATTGTGCAAATATAGTAGCCGCAATCATAATATACATAAATTGAGGTGTCTCGTAAATGTCACCTGTACTTCTATCTTGAACAAGATACTTATCCATAACTTGTCTTAAACCTGCATATGTAAAATTATAATCTCTATCGTGGTCTATCATAGTTTGCATACGGTCAAAGTCTGCCTCTGAATACCAATCTAAAATGTTCTTATCATAGACACCAAGTTTTACACATTTCTTAATATGTGTTTTTAAACTAGGGTGGTCCCACAATCTTCTGTTAATAGATTTTCTCAAACTATAAAGTAATAGTCTAGCGGCAACATATTGATAGTTTGGTGTTTCTAGTGAGATTAAATCTGAAGCAGATTTTATTAATATTTGTTGAATTTGGTCGGTAGGAATGTTATCATAAAATTGAAGTCCACTATTCATTTCAACTTGGGAGGCAGATACACTTTTTATATCTTCACAGGCGTATTCTACCATATCGTGTATTTTGTCAATATTAAGTTGTTCTCGTCCTCTGCCGTTTCTCTTAATTACATAAATTTCGCTTACACCGTTTTCGCCCATAATTTTTATCCCTCTATACTTTCTTATATGTTATTAATTGCTGACTTGCTGATAGTTTTGAATATGTGTTGATACTTATAATTTCACTTAATTGTACTTTCGTAACTCCTGTCATAATCAAATCATTTACATCTTTCAGTTGAATGTCGTTTGGCCAAATAAAAATATTGTAACCTTGTTCTATTATTTTTTCCATACGACTTACTATTTCTTTATTTCTCGGTTCGTTATCAAATATATATGTAACTTTACTAGGGTCAATCTTACTATCTAAAGTTAAGTCTGCCCCACCAGCCGCAATACAATTATCTAAAAACAAACTATCAATTGGACCTTCAACCACAAATATATGTTGTGTATAATTTACTCTTTCTAGTCCAAATATCTTTTGTTTGTTTTCGTCTAACTTGATTGTTACATACTTTGGAGTTTCGTTTCCAAATGCACGGCCTTGGTATGCAAATACTTTACCTTGTTCATCATAAAAAGGTATGACTAATCTAGGGTGGTCGTATTTACTTGTATTATATTTTCGTGGTGCTATCTTATGTGCCCACGAATAAAACTTATTGCAGAGATACAACTTATCATAAAACTTTTCAGGTATAAGTCTTTTCTCTACAACTTTTCTTGCTGGGTGTTCTTTATCTAAATCAGCAATTTTAGTTAAATCACTTATGAAGTCATCTTTTATATCAGGTTTAAAATCATATTTAAACTCTGGTTTCGGTGTCGCTGGTGACGCCGTTTTATATCTTTCTAATAGATATTGTTCGTAAACTTTTGGGTCAATAAATTTTAGAAAGTTAGCAAGATTTTGTCCCATACCACAATTGTGGCATTTGAAGAACATATCATTTTTTACACGATAGAAATAACCTCTACTTTTCAGTTTAGATTTTTGACTATCGCCACAATGTGGACACCTGAAGTTGAAGAGGTAATCCCCTTTTTTCTTGAAGTGACCAAGTCTTGCTGATATTTCGTTGATAAATTTTAGGTCAATATAACTTGACATATTTGCACTCTTTTTTCATTTAGTACTCATCATATACTAAATGAGGTACTATGTCAAGCACCTATCCGAAAATAGTGATAACCCTTACTGGACCTTCATCAATTCTACGACAAGCGGAAAGTTTCTTGCCAAGATGAAGCCAATTACTATAGAACCACCAATAATCAACCATTTCCACTTTTCTAGTACATTTACTCTATCTCCAAGTGTATTTTTGATTGACTTGATTTCGTTCATTATTCTCTTTTCTGTAAGTTCTATATTTTCTTTTAATGCAGAATATCTTTTTTCTGTATCTTCTTGTCTATCTTTTAATTTAGAGAAGATGATTTCGTCTAGTTTTTCTGCTTGAGATAATTTCTCTTCGTGTACGGCAAGCATAGATTTAATGCTAGAAGATATACCTGTTAACTTCTCAATCGCTGTGTCTAGTCTTTTGTGTACCATAGTAGATTGCTGAAGTTCAGATTTTAAAACCTCTATACTTGTTCTATTGTCGGCGACTTCTTTTCCTAGTGAAGATATAGTCTTTCTAGTCTCGCCGTTACCGTTGCCGTTTCTTTCCATTTAATTGTCCTCTAGTTCGCTAAGGGATTTGAAGACTTTAATTTTAACTCTTGTATTTGTAATTTTAAAACTTCAATTTCTTTATTGTTTACTGCAATTCCTGTTTTGTTTTTATCCATATCAGATAAATCTACATCTACATTCATACCATCAACTTTAGTTGTTAAAGATGTTAGGTCAATCTGTAGTTGTTTAACTTGTTCTTGTAGTGGTGCGATATTCACGCCTTTTTGATTTTCTAAAGCAGTTAACTTTGTAGTAAGTTCACCATACTTTACAAAACCACCACCAATTGCAACTATGGCTGCTATCAGAGCGGCGATACTTGCTAGATTATTTTTTAATTTGTCCATTTGATTTTTCCTATAAGTTTTCTTTCAATTGTTGTATCTCTATCAACAATCTCTGTTTTTCACTATTTATTCTATTAAGTTCTCTCTTCTGTACAATCAGCGGGTCTTTATCGCTGTATTGTGCAAGAGTTACATTACCATATATTTGTTGTTGCTCAATATTTAGTTGATTAAAGAAATCAGGATTACCATCTTGAAGTGAAGTTGGTTGATAAAATTGTTTCTTTGCATATAAATTTAAATTAGGTGCTTCTGATTGAATACCTTTAAGTGTTACATATTGAATTGCCTTAACCTTATCATCAACCCTCTTCAATGTTAATTCAAGTTTTGCGATAATCTTTGCAACTTTTATACCTATGCTACTGACTTGTACATTTTCTGTAGTTCTAACCTTAACATCTGCTGTCTCTGTAGTGTCAGTCTCTCTTGCATCCACTCTTTCTTCATTATTCGTCTTCGTCTCCTCTCCTTCTGTTTCCGTATTTTCAGCCATTCTAGTTTCAGTTGGAGTTTCTTCTGATTGTGTTTCTGTCTCCATTGTGTTCGGACGGCCTGTCTCATTTTCTTCAATAGTCTCGGTGTCAGTAGGTTCGTTGTTTGAAGTTGTATTATTTGCATTTGGTTCCTCTGGTTGTGGTTCATCTGCCATAGAAGGTTCTGCCATTGCTGGTTCTTCTTCTACGGTATTTTCTTCCGTCATCGGTTCGTTTCTTACATTAGGTATCTCCTCTCTGATAGTTTCTGGTTCCTCCATTTCAGGTTCACGCATCCCAGGTGGTAGACTTGTAACCATAGTCTCTTCGGTCATTGTCTCCATTTCCATAGGTGGTTCTACCATATCAAAGTCTTCTTCTATCATTTCAGGTTCAGGCATTTCGGTCATCATATTAGGACTTCCAAAATCAATTTCAGCGCCTGTACTGCCAAACATTTCATCTTCTGGTATCTCAATCAGTTCTGGCATTTCAGTCATCATATCAGTTTCCATTGGCATTTCAATAGGAGGTAAATCATCCATTGGCATTTCCATAGGTGGCAGAGGTCTGTCAAAATTCATTTCCATAGTAAGTTCTTCTGCCATCTGACTTGATAGTTCGTTAAAAAATTCCTGTTCGCTAATATCTTGTACAACTAATTCTTGTTCAAAAGTGTCTCTTAAATCGTTTGTGTCTATAAAGTTATCAAAACTTTCTACTACAAATACTTCTAAAGGTATCTCATCAAAGCCACCAAATTCATTTGGTACTATAACCTCTAATTCTTCTATTGCTGTCATATCTACAATACCAAAATCCATAGTAGTAGGTAGATTAACTTCGTTACTAAATTCTGCTTGTTGGAAATCTTCAATTGCCGTTTCTACATCTTGGTCAATCTGTTCAAATAAATCTATACCTGTTGTATCGTCTTTTAAATCTAATGCGTTATTTAAATCTGTACCAGCACTTGTACAAGTACCTAATTGTTGACAACTTGTAGTTTGTCCTAGTGTAGTAATAGATAACTGAACATTGTCTACATCGGGACCACGGTGTAGATTGTCATTATTTGAACCATCACCTAGGTTAAATACTTCGGCTCTTATTGTAAAGTCTGTTTGTGAGTTTGGATTTTGAGTATAACTATCTGTATAATTTGTAAACTGACCACCATTGAAACTTCTATTAGGGTCGTGGTCATTTATTACTCTAGTTTGTGTAGTAACGGTACCATCAGCGGCTGTGATAGTTTGTTTCATTGTGAAGGTATTTTCAATATTATTCCAAAACCAGACATCGGCAGACATCGTTGAAACAAAACCTTCGTTAATTTGTGATTGTGTTAAGTGACCATCGCCAACTAGGGCGCTGTCTTGAAATACATTATCTTCATCGTGACCTTCAAACGCAAGTACACCACCTGTGCTATCTGCACCATTAGGATATGTAAATCCAAAGTTTCCGTGTGTGTGAATACCATCTGAACCAGTTGTTGACCAGTCAGTTGTGGTTGTAGTATTTCCTGTACCGAATGTTGAGTTGCTAAGAATGTTACCTGTTACGGTTGTACAGGTTCTATCCCCTAAACTATTGGTGACGCAAGTTGTATTTGCCTTACTACTATTTACTGAAAAAATTGTAAGGGTTAATATCGTCAGCAAAACGGTCCACTTTAAACCAGACATATGCCATAACTCCTAAATATATTAGTATAAATTCCATTACTTAACCTTTGGTGTTTCTGTTCCTGAAGTATCAAAGTTTGCAGAAGATTTTTTCTTTTTCTTTTTCTCATTCTTTTTCTTCTCTTTCTCTAACTGCTTCTCAACTTTCTTTGTGTAGTTCTCAATCTTCTCATTTTCTTTTTTGATTGCATTAAGAATAACGGTAGTTTCGTCAAGTTGCATTTGTAGAGATTTCTCTTCTGCTGTTTTGTCTTCGTCTTCTTTGTTTCTGTTTTGTATAAGAGCCAATCTTTCTGTATAGACATCAAAATCAGGTCTTAATTTATCGTATTTTTTCCACTCTTCTGCAGCCGCTACTCCAATTTTACCTTGGAAAGGACAAGGAGTACCAGATTGTTCCATTGCAAAGAATACTCTAGGGTCTTGACATAGGATTGATACGGCAGCAACCTTCATTCCTAAATCGTTTAAAACTTTGGATAGTTTAATTCTTTCACAATTTTCGTCTATCATATGTTTTCCGAAAGACATACCAATACCTGGATATTGTAATCCACCTGATATACCTACGGCACAAACATCCTGCGACATCGCACTCATAGAAGGTGCTGAGGCAGTATTCTGTTGGTCTTTTAGACTTGAAGTGTTGTTTGTAGAGTTGTTAGTTGTAGAGGTCGTGCTACTAGATGAACCAGATTGGTATGTAGTAGTGCTCTCTTGCGAGTACCCACCAGATATAGTGGTATTACTGCCAGAAGTATTTGTCTGTGCATTGGTAGTCGCCCCATTTGAAGTAGTATCAGCCCAAGAAGACCCTATGAAGAGTCCAATCATAACAACACATAACAAAATAGACTTTGATAATCTATCCATTGTGTGTTCCCTTTTTTATTTCTTAATTCTCATAGACATAGTGTTTGTCTATATGATTATTTATAAAAAGTAGGCTTTTGTTTTAAAAGAAAAATTTGACTTTTTTACTTGTCAGATTTTTGACTATCAGGTTCGTAATATTCTTTATATGCGTCAATTAGGTCGTTAGTCTGTTTCATATGATTTCTGATATGTGCGAAATTCTTTGCGATTAATTGAAAATCTTTATCTGTTAATCCAAATAAGACAGGGTCTATACCCTCTTCTTTGAGTTTTGCAAATACCTCGTCTGCGTTTTCAGAAGTGATGATAATCCATCTTAACTTCTCTAATTCAGGTGTAGTAGGTTTAGGTAGGTCTAACTCTTGTCTTTCTACCTCTGTTGTAAATATGTCAAGTTTCTTGACGCTAGAACAACCTGATAGAATGAATATGAGTAATATACTAATTATTATATGGTACATAATTCGGGTTCGCTATTGTTGGACATTCTCTGTTAATTTGAGACTTCTTCGTGGCTTTCTTCTCTTCTTCTGTCAATGGTGCTCCCATTGATATTTCTACGCAACGGAGAACATTATCACTACCACTATTGATTATCTTCTCTATTACCTTTGTCTTTTCTAATGCAACTTTACCAAAGTCTCTTCCACCTTTAGTAAATCTCTTATCTAAATCTGCTAAATCTTTTTGTAGATTATTAACTAAAGCGTTCATTTTCTTGTTCGCTTCAAGTATCTGACCAAAGTCTGCTTTCTGCTTTTCTATTACTTTCTTCTGACTTTCTACTGATTGCTCTAGTTTGATTTGATTGGCTTTAAGAATTGCGTTGTCTTTTTGTAACTTCATTACATATACACCAGCACCTGCGATACCAGCGACCAACACACCAACCATTATCATTTTTGCATATCCAAATATCATTACTTTATTTTCTCCATTATCATAAGTCTTGCCTGTCTAGGAGAGTAATTGTTAATACAAATATACTCTACTAATGTTTTTCTAAACATCCAAAGACTTACTTCTTCCAAAATTTTAACTTACCAGCGAGTTCGGCAAGGTCTTCAAATTTTTCATTGACATACCAACCTAATACAAACCCTATAATTAAACCTATTGTTAAAAACATTATTTTCTCCCTTTAAGTTTTACTATTTCCAGTTTTTGTTTTGCTAACTGGTCTTCTAATTTATTTATCTTTGCGACTAACATAGGAAACTTTTTAATAAGTTTTTCTTCCTGTGTTAGTATTTGTAAATCGTATCTCTTCGCAGCCCAATTATACCAGCCATCTACTTTCTTGTAAAACCAAATACCCATTTTAGTTTTCTTAAACCAAGCATTTGTAGATTGCCCTATGATAGCACCAGCGACTGACTTAACTAAAAAGAACCACATATTATTTCAATACCAATGGTGGTTTTTGTCCTCTTGGTGCAGAAGAATTGATTGCCCAACGGCCAAACATTCTTACAGCGTAAAAGGCAGACTTGATTTTCCAATTAGGAACTGAAGGTTCTGAATTTTCCATACCTTGTCTGAATATATTATCTGCTATACTTCTATATAGTTCTCGGTGTTTCTTTGTGGGTATTCTTCCGTCTTTAAAAGCACCGTTAATTTTTTCGTATAGTATATCGTGTATCACGGCTGCTCTTGCAACATCAAATGGTGCAATAAAAGCCCAACATATTCTTGGTACACTTGCAAGGTCAGTTATGTACCCAGCAGGTACCGTAATCTCACCTTTATTTTGTCCTTTATCTTTAACTTCAACTCCTGCAACTATCAACTTTGCAATTTCTTCATTATTCAAATCCTTTGACTTAAACTTCAGAGCCTTATTCAACACCCAATTTCTAGGTGGTAAGAATATAGCGTCTAATAAACCATTAAACATATTTACTCCTTATTTGTATTTGTCAGATTTTCGTTTTGTTCCATCTGACCTCTTTATTAATCCTTTTGCTTTTAGGTGGGTTATATCACCAAAACCTGCCTTACCTGCTTTGTATCTTTTCATTGCGTCTTCGGTATCAGGTGCGTCTTCTCTTGCAACAACTTTTAAGTTTGCTGTTTTCTTGTCTTGGTCTATACCGTGCCTAGGGTCTTTTTGTGAAACAAGTCCTACACTTCTCATAGTTCTATGTCTACCCTTTGGTGGTGTATCACCTAGTGAAGCGATAGGGTGCATTGCCCCATAACTACCTTGTCCAATACTACCAAGAGCACCACTACCATATTCTTTTAGTTTTGCTTTTTCTAGTATTGTTTTTTTGGGAGTTGTATCTACGAAAGTCGCTTCTGACTTTCCATATGTAAGTTCATCTACGATTACATCTAATCTATCTAATTGGTCTAATACACCATTTAGTATAGCATTATTACCTACATTATTTTCTTGAATTTTTGAAGATAACTTTTTCATTATTGTTCTTCTTAAAACATCTTCAGCGTCATCTTTTTTCTTTTTCTTATCTTGTACTGCGTCTGGTGGCATAGATACCCCACCTCCTGCGACAGCATTTGCTGGAGCGTCTTCTTTCATAGCGGCGAAATAACCAGTTGACTTACCAGTACCAGTTACTACTTTACCACCAATCTCTTTTGCTTTCTTTTCTGCGTCTGGTTTATTTGTAAATAGATGAAACTCTTTTGCCTTTTCATCTAAATCAAATATTGCTTCTGCTTCTTCTGGTACACAATTAGGTACTTGTTTGTTTCCTTTTTTCTTGAAACCAACCTGTTTGTAACCAGTCCAACACGCTTCCCATACATCTTTAAAGTTTTGCATATAATAAATCTCCTGGGACTAAAACTTCTAATCCACTTTCTGTGTGTAAATTGTATATGTCTAGCCCTAATATATTATTTATGGGTGAGGTTTCTTCCATACAGACGATTTCACTATCTTTTGAAATAAACTCATCACCATCATACAGGTCTTCTTTCAACATATATGTTCCTTCTTGTAATTTTCTTTGTACAAAGTATTCTTCGTTAACAAAGGTAGGATATTTAAACTCATCTATTGACTTTAAATATTTCATACAAGTCTCTTCTAATATTGCACTATGTCTATCTGCAAAATCTTTATCTTCTTTAACTAGTAATGCAAGTGCTGTAGCGAAACTACCAATACGACCACCAAGACCAACTTTACCTAGTATTCGTTTTAGGTTAAAAACAAATCTATGTAACATAGTATACGATGATTTTTCTTTTGATGTTTTTAATAGTCTGTTTGGTTTTAAAACCTTACCATTTTTATCAATGATACCTGTAGCAAATGCTTCTTGCTTGTCAAACGGAGTAACTAATAACTTAATCACTCTATATGCTATTAATAAATCTACTGCTCTACTTGCCATTATAGTCTCTCTAATTCTCTCTTTATAAATTCGTCTTCCGTTAAAGCAATTAACTCTTTCGGAAACAAATAATTAAGATACTGAAAAACAGATTTTAACATTGGCCAATACTTTATATCATTTTTATATAACAATAAAGTTATAGCGGCGTCTGTACCAAAGACATTTTGTAAAACGATAATATGATTTACCACAAGGCGTATCTTTAATTTACCTGTGAGTTCATACTTCCGAAACAATCTTTTGAGATATTTAAATCTCTTTATATCATCCCAAAATTCTTTTTCAGTTTCAAATGTTGGATTATCATAATGCTTTTGAGCATACAATAACCAATTATCTTCGGTTATCTGTTTGAACATATGTTTACACTAGTTTAGCGTAAACCTTTGATGAACCGTTAGACAATGTTTCGTATTTAACTTCTAATTTTAAATTATCAATACCTGGACCATTATCTACTACCACATCTTCAGGTTTAGTTTCAGTAGTCTTACCATAAGTACCACCAAATTGCTTAACTTCTCCTGTTACCGTACCACTTGCACCTTCTAATTTCATAGGACTAATATCTAATCCTATTCTCATAAGGTTTTCTCTTAACTTGTCTACTGCGTACTGAGCCTTGATATATTCCATATCTGCTACAGAACCAACAAACGCATTAACTCTTTGTAGAACGGATGGGTCTTTCAAATTGGCTGTTGACATACTGCCATCTTCTACTGCATTACTAGTAGAAGTACCAACCATTTTTCCATTGCCTTCTTTTAAATGTTCTTTAAATGTTTTCATTTTTTTCCTCTTTTTCTTTTAATTTATCAGATTTAGGATTAACTAAATCTTCTTCAAAATCATTAAGTTCCTTTTCTTTATTAACTTCGTTAGGATTTGTAGTTAATATTTCCTGTAGGGTTTCAGATTTTCTAGTTATTGTATCCATATTACTCACTTTTTTGCTCCACTAAAGGTTTAAGTTCTTTCTCTGCTTCTCTTAATGTTAAGTCCGAGTCCGCTTTTGCCAAAAGTTTTTCACAAACTTGTACACCACCGTGTATGGCATTAAGTTGAGACTTCGCATTTGCCAAGTCTTGTTCTAACTTATTGACCGTTTCAGTCAAAGCTGCTCGTTCTTTAAATAATGTATTGTATTCTTTCTCAACTACTCCAATTGATAAAGCCATAATTATATCTCCTCAAAAATTTATTATGCTATTGTAGCACCATTATGTGCGATTACATTCCATTTACTATTTTTAAATAAACAAGTAACCGTTTCACCTTCACCGTTTAGAGTGATAGTTGAACCACCTCTCAAATTAGTTGGTGTTATTACTATATTGTTACCACCAGTTCCAATTGCAATGACGGTCTTAATTTGACCATCTGTACCATCTGCAAGAGACAACGATGTTGTACCACCTGATTGGTCTACTTCTGCAATCGCTGAAGTTACATTGATTGCTGTTGAAGCACTAGTTAATGCCTCTGAAGTTTCTGCAAGTCCTAGGTAAGTAGGTATTCGGTTAAAGACATTCTTTGCCGTTACCTTTTTATTTACTGGTGTGTTTGAAGGGTCATCAACAATGTGGAACAAATCCACACTTGCCAATGCTGTGCCCAAGTCATCAAGGGCTGTGATTTTTTTATCTGCCATTTTAGTTCTCCTATAATTCCGAGTTAACGGTAAACTACTCCTGACATCATATCAGGACCATTACTACTATTTATACATAAAAAAAGGGGACCTGAAGAGGTCCCCTAGAATTATTATTATTGTTGTTTTTTTACTAACTACCAACCGTGATAGTGCCAGCAGCAGTACCTTGAGCGGCACTTATTGTTCTTACTGCATTTCCACCACCAATAGTGTCTACTATCGTTCCACCGTTCAAGTCAATAGTTTGAGCACCGATTGATAAAACATCGGTTGCATTAACAGCGGCATTTGAAGCCGTTGCTGAAAATTGTAAACTATCACTTGTTACTGGAAGCGTACCGTCCATAGTAAGAGTTAAATTTGCACTCCCACCTGAACCAGTTTGGTCATTATCAACAACCATAAGAGGTGAAGCAGTTGCAACCGTAACTTGTTCGTTGAAATGAACAAATACTTTTACTACTGAACCACCAGCACCAGATACCGTCTGTCCAACTTCAAAGTTTACAGCGTCAATTGTTGCTTGTCCTAATTGTGTTGCTAAATCACCAATAGCGACTAATACCTCGGGTGTAGCGCTTGCGTTGTCGTTTCCTGACGCCTTTGTGCCTGCCTGTTGAACCCATCCACTTTTATTAGCAAAAACTTCTTTCTTTTGCTCAGTAGTCAGGTTTTTAGGTTTGCTCTCGTCATTCGTGTCTGCTCCCCATAGTCCCATTGTAATTCTCCTTATTTAAGTTAACTTAATTTTGTTATAACAATACTATTTATACTTATTTGAAGCCAAGTTTTTTCAATTCAGATATTGTCTTAGCAGTACTTGTATGATGTATACCTATGCCACCTCTTGCCTTAAACTGATTAATGTTCTTAATATAGTCATCTATCAAGATTGTAGGCAGGCCACCAACTTTAGCAAAGTTTTGTTTTTCTCTTCGTTTTACTAAATTTACTTTACTACCAGACATTCCTAATCTTGTTCTTGCCCATTTACTCTTGCCAGGAATACAATTAGGGTCAGTAGTTTGTTCTACATATGCAGATAAAATATGTGGGTCGTATTGTCTAATGAAAGACCATAGTCTTTGACCACCTGGATTCCAATCCATTGTAGCCCAAAAGTTTTTGGTCTGCATAATTGGTTGCCATTTATCTCTGATTGTTTTGTATTTTCTACCAGGTTCTTTTGCCCAAGCATTTATGGACATACCTGTTGCCTTTTCGGCAGACTTCTCAAAATTACAAAGGACACCATCCATATCACAATATATTCTAGGAAGTTTCTTATTATTCTGTCTAAAATTCTCTAGTATTATATCGTTTCTTAATTCTTTGTATTTCATAGTGTTAATCCTTTTATCATTATGCTTGTATTATACCTCATAAAAAAGTAAAAGTCAAGCAAAAAATTAACTATTTCTTATGCAGAATAGTCAATTTTAGGATTTACTTCTATTTTATCAGTCTTTGACTTGTTATCTGTAATTTTTTTAACAGGTTCCGTAGTTTTAATATCTAAATTGTCAGATTTAGGAGATTGAGACTTTGGTAATATTGTATCTGAATTGTTATCTTCTTTCTTTGCTCTTAATTTTGCAAGGTCTGAAGCGTCAATCTTACCATTATTGTTCTTATCTATCTTCTTCTGTTTAGGTGACAACTTCTCTTGCATTACTGCAGCCGTGATTGCCTCTTCAACTGAACCAGGTTTTGATTTTAAATATGCCATATTATTTTCCTTTTACTTTAGCGGCGAGGTCTTTATCTGCACCTCCCCAAGTGCCACTAGATTTTGTGATGAATGAATTTACTCTAGCGAAAGCCCATTGGTGTTGACTTGCACCAGGTCTATGTCCACCTTTCCAAGCAGCCATACCTCTGTCATATACTTTTTTAAGAATACCATAAGGCATTCCTGATTTATCTGACTTTTTCTTTAAGGCAGAAATTTGTTCGTACTTCATCTTTGCAGGATGATTTACCATTTCAATTTTTTCTTTTTTCTTAATGATGTTTGTAGCAGTAGCGTATCTTACACTATCACCGTCTTTACCATATCTATCTTTAAAGGATTTCTTCGGTAAATCATCTGCTTTTTTATGTACCATCTTAATTTGTGATTTAGATAAGTCTGCCTCTTTTTTATCTTTGCCCTTTTCTTTATAACCGTTTGCAAAAGCGGCCTTTCTTTGAGCGTCTGAAGCAAAACCTTCTTTCATTTTTGTCTTTTCTTTTTCTTGTTTATCTCTTAAAATCTTATGTGCAAGACCTACTTGTAAAGGTACTTCACCTGTTTCTGAATTAGGTTCAGGTTTGATTGCCTTATTCTTTTCATTCTCTAATTTAGTTTTCAACATTTGTATTTGGTCTTTAAGAGCGTCTACATCTACTTTAGGTTTCTTCTCTTCTTTAGGTTCCTTCTCATCTTTCATATCTTTAAAAGATTTTAATTGAGTAGGTTTAGTCATATCTTCTTCTTTTTCTTCTGTCTTTAAGTGAGACCTAGTTGCCAATTGCATATCTAGTATCTTTCTCATATTACCTTTTAGTTCAATACCACCAGGTACATCTGATACTTTTAGACCGTGTTGTTTAGCAAGTGAAACCATATTAGACTTTTCTTTATCGTCTCTGAAACCTTTAATAGTTCCTGTGCCTTCTTCTAAACTTGTTTGTTCAGCAGTCATTACTCTTACATCGTCTCCGTACTTCGCAATAACAGCCTTATGAATACTCTCTACATCTTTTGCACTATCAATTCTAACTTCTGAACCAGAGGCAGATACTTCACCACCACCTGTTTTACCTTTGAACATATTAGCAATTGCTCTTGCCTGACCAGAGTTTTTACACATATACTCTAGGTACTCTTTGTATTCTTTAATCTCTTCAACTTCTTCAGCAACAACATTTGCACCATAGAAGTTCATTAAATCTTTTGCAAAGTTATTAAGGTCTCTACCTTTACCATCAACTTTGATTACACCACCTGTTACTGAAACACCTAAATTTTGTTTCTGTAAATCTGTGATTGCTTGTTTTCGTTTATCCATATCTCGTATGGTAACTTTCATTTTCTTAAATTCTTTTATTTCTTCTTTAGGAGTTTCTTCTTCTTGTACTTGTTCCCAAGACTTCTGTTCAAACGCAGAAAGTTTAATACCTTTTGGTACAGGTATTTTCTTTTGTATCATTCTTGATACTGACATTGCAGATATAAATGGTATGTCTGCTTTAAATAATTTAGGAAGAGCGTGGTCAGGTATCTTATCAAAGATATTTCTCAATTGATTTGCTTTCGCCATAGAAATTCTAGCACCTTTTAAAGGCATATATTCTTTCTTTAGTTTAGCAATTTGAGCGTCTGTAAATTCGTTTAAGGTATCTTCTTTGATATCTGTCTCACCTAGAATTGTTTTAATAGTTGAAAGAGGAAGTTTCATTTTCTTCGCAATTTCTTCAGCAGATTTACCCTGGTCAAAAAGAGTAGCGATTGTTTTCATCTTGCCTTCTTCTATGGCAACATCATTCGCCCACACTTCTTCTAGTGCTTCTCTCATTGATTTTGTATATCTTGTCATTGTTTTCTCCTAAATTTCCTTTATTTCTAAAATTAGTCGTCCTTCACCTTTTATAATTCTATGGTAAGTCATTTTAGGAATTTTAAATTTCTTCCCCACTTCCATAGTCATCGGTAGTTCATTATCAAATTGAAACTTCCAGCCTACGCCAGAAATAACTTTTACAATTCTATCGTTCTCGTCTCTATGCCAAACTAACTCTTCGTCTTTGACATCGTGATTAAATGCTCTCTGCCAAGAAGTTTGTGTCTCGTCTTCTCGCATATCGTAAAAACAACTCATCTAAACCTCCTACCAAAAAAAGTTACCTCCACCTGAAAGTCCTAGCGACTTTGCATAACGAGGTAAGTTACAAGCCCAATAAGCGGCCTTTGTTTTATCCTTTTGCTGGTCACATCTATGTCTGGCCGCAAAACTCTTTCTCGCCTTCGGGTCATCAAGTTTAACTCTTAAACCTGTAGTATCACCCCAAGTTACTTTTTTTATTTTATCACCGTCTCTTACGAATACATAAAACTTTTTGGGTCCACCTTTTTTAGGTTTGTTAAGAGGTGGGTCTTTTTTCTCCTCCTCTTGTATTGGACAATCTAATGGTACTTTCATACCTTCGTAATCTGCAAACTCTCCAATATCACTCTCTAATAAAGTTCTATCCCAATCACTTTCAACATCAAGTAAACCATCAACCCAGAGGTCTCTTGCTTCTCTGAAAAGTTTATAAAACTCTTCACTATGTACTCTGTACACATTCTCTGCAAGAGGTATGTTATTCTCTATATGATAATGTAAAGAAGTAGTTATCTTACCTACATAATCACTAAATCTTAACATAGTCTTTAAAAGATTGAATTTTCAATCTCTCCTCCATCTTTTTCACAGCCTCATCTATCTCGTTTTGATAGTTTTCTCCATATCGTTTCTTATATTTATCAATAGTATCATTTGAGGATGCCCATTCTTTGATATCTTTATCAGTTATTTTGTCGTCTTTCTTATATTCTGGTTCACCAGGTGTCATACTCTTCGTATGGTCGGCGTATTCTTTACCTATTTCGTATGCTTCTTTTCCATACATTTGTTGGTATTTCTTTGTATGTTTACTAGTCTTTGTCTTAGCGTCTTTATCGCCAGGCGCAGCCTTGTAATCGTTGTCATCGTCTGACTTCTTATATTTTTGTTTGGCAAAGTAATCTGCTCTTTTACTTTTTGTGCCTTTTGACATATCTTTGTAGTATTTTTTAGGTTGCGTACCGTCTTTTTTGGCCACATCTTTATCTTGCGGTATCTTATCTCTTTCAGAAATTTGTTTACCATTGTTCTTCTCTTCTTGCATTTTGACTTCCGTTTCTGATACTGCTTCAAAACCATAGTCTATGTTTAGATTTACTTCGTGTAATTTTACTTCGTCTATATTACTTGTTGGAATACAATTCCATATCCAGCATTTATGTAGTTTAGAATTATCGTCTTCTACTACAATATAGTTTGTACTTCTTCTAATTACTTTTCCTTGTACATCTTGCTCTTGGTCTTCTACAATATCGTTTATGTTAAATAGTTGTTCACGGATATACAAGTCTCTTATTTGCCATTGAGTAAAACTCTCAACACTCGCTGTAGGTTTATATGTACCTATACCAGGACCACTAAAGTTTGCCTGTAAGTTCATACCTTTTCTAACTAGACCATATAACTTTTCTTTGTCTCTAAAAGAAGTTGGTAACCCTTTTTTGAAACTATTAAAGTCATCGTTCTTAGCGGCGTCTCTCATTTTACTTGCTGACATACCCATAGCGCCTTCAGCGTCTGGGTCTCTTTCTCCAGCACTTACAATATTGATTTTATCAAATTCGTAATTAGTACCTCTTGCTTGTACTCCGTTATATTTGTTAAGTAGTGTTTCAAATTCTCTTACTCTATCTGAACCAACTACCATTGTTATTTCGTTTGCTCTACCATTTAATTTATTAATAACTTCAATTGCTGTTCTAGCGCCAGGTATTTGTTTTATCTTACTCTGGTGTCTAGGATACATATTTTTCATCATTCTAATTTTGTCATTAACTTTTAATGGGTTCTTTTTAGGGTCATTAGACCCACTTGGTACAATGAGATAATCATTCGCTCCTACAGACGCCACTTTGTTTACTAACTTTTCGTGACCTATCGTTGGTGGATTAAACCTACCAAATGTAAATGCGATATGTTTCTTTGGTGTACCGACTGCTTCTTTAAGACTATCTATTTCATCGTCTGTTACAACTCCGTCATCCATAATCTTTTTGCACTTTTTATAGAAAGTAATGTAATGATATTTCTCTAACATCTTATAGATTACATTTTTAGGTAATCTGTTTTTTATAGCATACTTTCTGATTTCGTCTGGCGACATATCTGTATCAAACGCCTTTCTTCTTTCAGCGTCAACTCCGTCACCAATTCTTATTATGTCCTCTATATCATTTTCTATCTCATCTAGTTTACTTGATATCTTATTTTGTAAACCTTCTATTTCTTTAGGACCTAATTCTTTTAATTCGTCATAGTCTATTATATCTCTTTTTAATTCACCTTTGACAACATCTAACTCTTGTACTTTTTTATTGAAGTCATCAATGTAATCACTAACATTAAACTCAAAGTCTTCAGGCCTTTTGACAAAAGTATTTCTAGTAATTGAGAATACAGCGTCTGCCTTTTGTTCTTGGTCTTTGTAAAGTTTAGGGTCAGTTAAAAAGTAATAGTTAATAGGGTGTTGTGTACCAGGTATTAATTTACCTTGTATGTTATCAGGATTCTTTGTTGATAGATATTTAAGAGATAATAAAGTTCTTTCTTCTTCTCTATCTTTTTCTGGTACTTTAAATAAAACATTGATATCTAAATCTGCGTCATTTCTATATCTCTTTGTAAGTATAGAACCAATCAAACCATACTTCATAATAGGATATTCTTTTTCAAATACTTTTAATTGGTCTTTGATTAGTTTAATAACACTTGGTTTTATTTTAGGATTGTTTGTATCTTCTTTATCAAATACAGCAGGTGCATAAGTTCTTCTTGGTATATCAATAATACTTTCTTGTAAATTAACCATATTGATTAATTTTTTAGCAATGTTAACACCTTCAATATGGTCAGATGGATAATGCCAACCAGCAAGTACTCTACCATAACCACATTCATCTGCCAAGTCAATTAAGTTTTGTTTATGTTTAGGATATAACTTACCATAAAATTCTGCAATCAATCTTGATTGTAAACTATGACCTGATGGATACGCAGGAGTTTTCATACTATCTGATATAAGTTCCATATGATTAAATTTCATATTTAAACCATCTGCAAGTTCATATGGTCTTGGTCTTTGAAACTTGTTTTTAAAATGTCTTACAACACCACTACCTATTTTCTTTAGATTTTGAATATCTTTCATTTTATATTCTAAATTGTATTTCATTAAGTAACTTTCAATACCATAAAATACTTCATTGTCGTGGTCTTTAATACTTTGTACAATTGCATTGTTTCTTTGTTCAAATAGTTTAGACATCATCATCATTTCTGATTTAGTCTCTTCACTATCATTTAAAGTTGGTGATGGTACATCTATATTCTTCCAGTCACCTACAACATTGTTTACAGGTTTTGGTTCTGTTTTAGGGTGTGTCATATCATTAACACTTTCTCTAATACCTAATCTCTTTTTACGGAGTTCATTTTCCATCCATCGTTTTGCAATATAAGATTTAACAGGTGCCCTTACATAGTTTCTAACTTTACTATAAACTTTGTTTAGTGTGTCTTCACTCGCATTGTTATTATCAACAATAATCATTTGTGAAGAACCAAACATATTCTGAAAACGACCTATATTATTCTGTACTGCATTCCAAGATTTAATTGTAATGTCTTTTGGTACCGTTCTAGTTCTAGTCTGATTTCTTTCTAACGCAACATCTAAAGAAGTGTTTACGAATACCATATAACAATCGTATCCTAACATCATCAACATACTTCTTTGTTTCTGTATTATGTTATAGTCTCTACCTGTAGCGTCTATAACAAGACCTAATCTGTTTTTAATATACAAGTCCATCTGGTCACCAGTAACTTGTTTTGCTCTTGCTCTTAATGGGTCTCTTACACTTGCCTCATTGTCAGGCATTTTTAAAGATAGACCTGCCTTCTTTAAATAGTTTTCAAATCTTGTATCAGAGTTAACCATCTTTAGACCCATACCAACGGTAGTTCTACTAGTAACGAATGTCTTACCGCTACCTGGACCACCTGCAAGGAAGAACGCCTTGAAGATACCTGGGTCGTAAACTCCCTCTTGTATTATGGATTTAAATTGTTTCATACTTTGTAAAGAGTATACTTTAAAGTTATCTCTTCTCCTTTTTTAATATCTGTTAATGTTTGTACATAATATTTTCCATCAACTTCAATTTTCTGTACATTAGGTTTATCACTATGATTAATGAAACCACCTAATGGTGTTCTAAATAATTCTCTTCCGTGTGTCAACCAACCAATACCCAAGTCAGTCCACTTATCAATATTTTCTTTTGCGAATATACCATAACCTTCTATCTGCGATAGTTTAATTGTCAAATTATCTGGTAGTGGTCTATACTTATCGGTCATCACCACTTCCTGAAATTGTATTTTGTTTCATACGATTTCTTAACTTTTCTAAATTTGCTTCTGCTACATCTTCCATATTGATATCTAAATCTCTACATAAAGCAGCGATGTACCACAAACAATCTCCTAATTCTTTTGCGATATCTTCTTTTGAATATGTGTTTCCGTCTCTCATATTCTTTTTAATTTTGTCTGCAACTTCTCCTACTTCTGAACATAGTCCAATCATAGGATAATTTATTTTATCTTTGTCATCATAAATTGCTGTTACACTTGTAAAATTCTGATAATCGTTAAAGTTCACTTTCTATCTCCCTGATAATATCTTTTGCAATGTCGCCAGGTTCTTTTCCTTGAGCCTTGATAGAAATGAAACCTGTTTTTTTTCTGTAGTGTTCAATCGCTGGACCTGTTTCTTTTTCGTATAAAGCAATTCTGCTACGAATAATATCTGGCTTATCATCTTTTCTACCTCTCTTTGTCAGTCTCTTAATTACTTCTTCTTCACTAACTTCAAGATAAACAACAACATCATAAGCGATACCTTCTCTTTCCATATCTCTTACTTGTTGCATATATCTAGGATAACCATCAAGAACATATCCTTTTGAAGCGTCATCTTCTGATAATGCTTCTTTTACTAATTTTAGTACAACATCGTTTGGTGCAAACTTACCTTGGTCTAAAAGTTTTTTAATCTTCATACCTTCTGGACCACCTTTGTCTATTTCTTTTCTTAATAGACCACCAGGATAAATGTGTTTAATACCAAAGTGTCTAATTAAATATTCTGAATAAGTTGACTTGCCAGAACCTGGACCACCCATAATAATAATTCTAGTTTGTTTTGCTTCTAACAAATGATTTATTATGTAATCTTTAAATCCTAGCATTGCGCCTCCTGAACCTGTTGTATCATATAACATATTAACCTTTCACCCAATCTTTGGCGATAGTAAAGTTTGCTCTACTAAACTCTAATCTATCTACCAGTTTAACAACATTACCGACACGGTCAGTTGCAACATAACCTTCAGGTGCTGTTACTTTATAACCACTATCAGTTCTCAAAAAATGTCCTACACTTTGTATTTGTGCAAGTTTACTTAATACAATACCTTTACAATTTTGTAATGTTACATAAGTTGCGATTGCAAAATATAAAGATTGTTTATTACGAGCAATAAACTTTGTATTGTTTTCTTTTGCGACTTTAAATTTTTCTTTACCTTTCGGTGTTTTTCTAGCGTCTATTTCTGCATTGATAAAGTTCTCATAGTAATCTGGAAACTTATCAACTAAATCTTTTACTCTACCCATACCAGAAGTACCTCTTACGATACTATTGAAATAAGTTTTTAATCTGTAACCTACAGATAATTCGTCTCTACTATCAAATTGATTTAGTAATGGTGCGGCCTTATTTAAACTACCTTCTGCCATTCTTAATTGTGCATTAAACTTTGTAAGTTCAGCACGACTAAAACTTGCACTACCACTAGCGTCTTTGTATTGTGCCGATGGTACCCATACACTACCACTTCTAATTCCTGATACATAACCAAATGAAGCGTTTAGACTATCCATAGTCTTACCATTATATTGTGTGTGAAATACAATACCCATTCTTGCTCTTGCAATTTTTCTACCTACTGCACTATTGGCTGGCATTGCATATGTGATTGTGTTAGGTGTAAATGATATCATAGATTGACCATCTATGTTTACGACTTTCTTTGTGTCGTTAGTAAAGAGACAATCGCCTTGTACGATACCTCTAATACCTAGTTTCTTTAATTCTCTTAATGCTATTTGAAGTGTTGCACCGACACCACCTGGATGGTTTCGTGCTATATCTGAAGATGTGTAATTGATTTTTGGTGTTTTGTTGAATACAGATTTTGTGCCGACAAAGAATTTGCCATTTTCAGGATTAGTACCACAAACGATAGCAGGCGCTCCATCCCATTTCACGGTAACATTAACTTTATTGCTAACATTTGCCGAGAGCATTTTTTGTAAAGATTTTAAAAATGCAATTGCATTTCTGCCACCCTTAGCGCCATCGTTGATTATACTATCTTCTAGGTGTTCTAGGTGTGTATTCGCACCACTAGAAGAATATCCTTTAAAACTAAACATTGGTTTCCTTCATTTTTTCCATATACAAATAAACTATCCATCAATATACTATTCACTTCGTCTGCTACTATTTATAAGTTTTATGACACCTTCACAAAAAAAGAAGATTGGTCACTACTACTAGAAGCATATCTAATAATATCAGTACAAACATCGTTTCTTTGACTAGATGTACCTGACATAAATGTGTCTAAAAATTGTAAACACATATTTTTTGAGAAGATAAAACTACCACCTTTCTCAATACACATACTAATAAAAACATTAGGTTCTACTAGTTGGTCTTTTGGTACCCACTTCTTAAATAGTAGATACATTTCATTTAACTTAACTTGATTACCTGGTGTTTCTTTCCAACTCTTACCTTTAAGACCACCACCAATACTTTTTCGTAAATGTCTTTCTAAATAAAAGTTTAAGTTACCACCACCAATTTTACCACCTGCGGCCGATACACCTTTTATTTCACCTTGCCAAGATGATGTAGAAGCAAATGCTCTAAACTGGACTTGACCAGTACCCATTCCCATATACATATCAATTGATGAAAAGAATTTATTATTTGTACCCCATTTATAACCTTTGTATTGATGTTTAACCATCTTAATTCTGCCTGGAGAATTAAACTCTTTTAGTGTTACGGTGTTACCTAATTTCTTTAATGAGATACCAAGTAAAAATGTTTTAGGATTTTGCAGACGACCTGCCCTATCTAAAACTGCTTGATTTAATATAGACCAATCTTTCTGAAATTCTTTCAAAGGGTCTGCACCAGGAGACATTGTGGTCATCCATATGTCACCAGGATTCCATTTGTCATCTGAAAACGAACCAGGTGCCTGTGGTGTGCCTGATTGTTTATCTAACTTCATAACTTCTTTCTTTGCCCTATATACTTTATCCATAAAAGGTGAACCTCTATGAAAGTATACTGAACCTGTAACTTTACTACTATATTTTTTATAAATTTCGTTTGCACTTTTGATTAGTGTAGTAGGCCAATCGTCTGGTAATCTATCTACCATTGCTTTTACTTGTACGGTTGCCTGTACATACTTGGCCGCCTTCATTAAATTAGCGTCTGTACAATCTGTTAATTTAATTGGTCCTCGTTTAACATTGAAAGCAAGTGAACAATAATAACATTGAGCGCTTTCTGTTACAGCAGTTACGGCCGCACCACCACCTGAACCACCTCCACCACCAAATAGTGGTGACTTAAAAATTTTTGTAATTGAAATTTCTTCTATATCTTTTCCTGTATTAGATTTAACTTGTAATATTACAGGATAGACATTTGTTTTAGATACTCGTCTAATTGCTTTTAGTTTACGACCAGTAGATGTTTTGCCTTCTACAAAAGTTTCATTATTCTCAATCATCAAATCAACGATTTCAAATCTAGTTTTACCAGCATATTTACCACCAGAAGAACGATAGTTACTACCGTCTCGGATAAAATCTGTCTTTCCTAAAACTGCCATTTAAATATCTCCATTTGTTAATATTAAGAATATACTACATCATATTTATCCCTATGTCAAGCACTAAAAACAATTGGCCTGCTCGGCAGGACTTGAACCTGCAACATCCAGTTTAGAAGACTGGTGCTCTATCCAGTTGAGCTACGAGCAGAATAATTGTGAGATTGTTGAATGAAAATGGGCTGTTCCTTGGCAGGCGATTGTTTCAGGACACATTTAAGTAGTATTATAACCTAGGTCTATGCCACTACTACACCCTACTAAACTACTCTACAGAGTAACCTAATAGTTCTAATGCACTTGCCCAAAGTTTTTGAGCACCGTCCCAATTTGCGAAACCATATTCATCTGCAAAGTCCATTGAAGATGAAGTGTTTACTGAAACAGGAACACCGTGATTAGATAAAATCTTTGCGATAGTTTCTACCTTATCGGTCATATATGTAAGACCTTCTTTAGTATGAAGTTCAAGTTGACCTTCGTTGGCAGAAAGAAAATTGATAGGGTCGTTAGTGAAGTTAGTCATAATTTAGTCCTTTTCTATTGATTATGTATATACTATAACACGACCTATAAAGCTTGTCAAGCAAAAAAAGCATTTTTTTTAACTTTTTTTCAAATTAATTTGTTCACAAAGGAAGTGTGGAATACCTCCATTTGCTTCCCATACTCTTTCTTTATTTTGAAATCTAACTAATGCTCTAGCGTCCTTTTCAAAAAAATAATCTTTTACAATAGTACCTGTAGGTTTTTCAGTAACCCTCCAGTAAATCTTACCTCGTTTCTTTACCATACTCTTTGTATAGTGTAGTTTCTCTCCAGGTTGCAACTCTTTAGTTCCTTTTTGTTTTATGGGGGCTGTGTTTTTTCTTGGCATATTAAACTTTGAAATCAGAAAACTTATCGTATGGGTCAGTTTCTTCAATATCTTTCTCCTGGTTACTATCTACTATATTTTGTGCTTTTTGTTCTACATCATACAATCTCATTTTACTTCTATCAACACCAATGATAAAACTACGATTTATTGCTGGGTCTGAATATCTGTTTTTCAATTGTTTTACTTTCATCTAATTAAGACTATCTAACTCTTCACTAGTCATTAATGCAAACATAAAGTCTGCCGTTGCAGGTAGACCAAAACTTTCTGAAGTATCTTCAAGACCAATGTCTGTAGATACGAAACCAGTTCTTGTTGTTTGAGTAGCAGTAAATATAGGCAACTTAAACTCTACAGCAAGACCTCTTAATTCTTCTGCGATTGCTTTTACATAGAAGTATGATGATATATTACCACCTTTAAATCTACTAGAAGAACATATATTTAAATAATCAATAAACAATACATCTGGTTTAAAACTTTTCTTTAATGCAAGTTCATTTAATAATGCTTTGAAATGTCCACTATGAGCAGACGCCGTTGGGTATTCTTTAATAATTAACTTACCAGGACTTTTGTCTTTTAATCTTTGTACTCTATCATCAAACATTTGTTTTGGTAATGCAAGTAAATCGTCTGTTGTAACATCTAATAAGTTAGCGTCAATTCTTTCAGCAATTCTTTCTTCTGCCATTTCTAATGTAATGTATAAAACATTCTTACCTTCAAGTATACTTGAAGCCGCTAAATGACACATAAACAGCGATTTACCTACACCAGTACCAGCAAGACATACATTCAAAGTCTTTTGTGGTACGCCACCTTTAGTTATTCTATTAAAATATTGTAAGTCAAATGGAAGTTTTAACTCCTTACGATGGTACCAATCAAATCTATCATCTGCGTCATCAATGTAATCGTGCCCAATATGATTATCAAAAGACACAGCAAGAGCTTCAGATAAAATTGAAGGAATGGCCTCTGGAGTTCTTTTCTGGTCTTTTCCATCCAAGATTTTAATGCCGTTAAGTACTGCATTGTTTACCGCCTTGTCTTTACAAAACTTCTCTGTAGTATCAAACAACCATTCTAAATCTGCTTCTACAGGATTAAGTCCTGCGATTGTTGTTTTTATAGCCTTAAATTCTTCCTCATTTATATCTTTACGAGTATTTAATTCTATAATCAAGGTCTCTTTAGTCGGAAGATTATTATATTTATTAACGAAATCATAAATTTGTGAAAATATAATTTTATCACTTCTTGTACCAAAGTATTCATCTTTAAGAAACGGCAACACCTTTCTTGTATATTCTTCATTGAATATTAAGTTTGTCAGTATTGTGTCTTCTAATCTATTTGTCATCAATGATTGTCCCATCCTTTATTCTTTCATCCATAATTTCAACTAATATATCTCCAATATACTTTATAAATCCTTCTTTGTCAATATCCAGGTCTAACTTTTCTGGTTTCTTTTTTAATGTCCATTGAAATTGTAAAGGCATTTGGCCATTTTGCGTTTCTTCTTTTGCAAATTGCACCTTACCATATTGGTATATAACATCTTTGTATACACCTTCGGTAATTCTAATTGATGAAAACTCGTCACCTTCTTTGATAACGAATTCGTATCTTTTCTTTTTATCCGTAGAGGAATTGTTTTTTGGCTTGTTCATCTATCTTCTCTAATACTTCCTTTGTATAATACTTTTCAGGATTTTCATTAATCGTTTTACCAAATGTTTTTGTACCATCAGGTAACTCAATTCTTGTACTCACTTTCTTAAAGATACCTGCTTCAATAGCAAGTTCCATAAGACCATAATATTTGTCTAATCCTTTTTCGTATGTTAACAAAACATCAACCATAGAGTTCTCTTTTGTTAACCTACTTTTGTAATTTTTACAATGAATAATATTGCCAACGACATCGGTGCCGTCTTTTACTTTTCTTTTTCCAAGATAGATGATAGATGAAGCGGCATATTTTAAACCTGAACCTCCACCCATTTCTTTTTGTGGGAACATTGAACCTATAACATCATAAGTATGATTGGTCATAATCATAGGTATATTTGCTTTACCAAGTTTCAATGTTAAAACTCTAAATGTAGACTTCACAATTTGAGACCTTGTCATATCTCTAGTCTCTTTACCTTCTGCTGTGTCTTCCATTTCTTTTGTTGTAGATAACATACCAAGACTATCAAGAACAAACATAATAGGTTTTCTTTTATCTTCACCTTGTTCTAGGTATTTGTCTACGATTTTAATTGCTTGACTTCTAAATTCTTGCACGGTTGCAACTGGTACAACTACAAATCTCTTACTATCAATGCCTCTATCTTCAATCATATTTTTAGATACGGCACTTTCACTTTCAAAATATATAACTCCAGCGTCTGGGTCTTTATCTAAAAAGTGTTTACATATTCCTAATGCAAAGAAAGTTTTACCTGTAGCGGCCTCACCTGCGATTGCAGTAATTTTGTTTGCAGGCATACCACCGTGGATACTACCTGACAATAAAGCGTTTAAGGAGTAACAACCTGTATCAACAAAGTTCGTTACATCGCCAGCGTCTATGCCTTCACTCGCCAGAGTGGCATATTCGTTACCTGTTTCTTTAATTATATCTTTTAAAAAATCTGTCATTATTACTCCATATTATACTATTTGATTTCATTTGTCAAGCACCTATAAGAAATTTTCCAATGTTCCTTTTCTACTCGCTGAAAAGAAGTCATAATCTTTAGGTCCAAAACACCATACATTTTCTATATACTTCATAGCCATAAACTCATTTAGTTCTTCTTTGGTTTTAAACTTTGCATTACCTTGAGGTCTTTGCATAATTACCATACCAATTTGACCTATGAATTTATCTCTATTTCTATTTATCAGTTCATCACTAGACCTATGTCTAACATTCTTGACTTTAGGGTCCATAATATTCACTAACATAAACTTTGATTTTGCTAGTGTCTTATCTGCAACTGGTAAATAAAACTCGTCTCTCCATTTCTCGTATTCGTTGAATTTAAACCACGACTGGTTTTCTTCTTTCTCGCCACCTTTATTATATTCTTCTGTACTAAAATATGGTGGACTTGTAAAAGCACAATCTATATCAGGTAGTTCATCATAAGGTAAATCTTCTGCACCACAATTGTATATCTTAACTTTCTTATTAGGAAATATTTTAGTATACTCTTCTATCTGTTTCATATATTGTTTATATGTGTTAGGATTAGGGTCGCAACCATAATAATGCGTTGCCTGACTAGCAAAGAAACCTGCCAATCTATCACCCCAACCACAACTTGTATCTAACACGGTGTCTGCTTTCGTAATATCGTAAATTGTTTTTGCAACAACAGGTTTAAATTGTGTTGCAATATATGTACCTAATCTAAATGCACTTAAATAAGTTGCCTCTTTTAAAACTCTTTCTGAATTGATACCTCTCCAGATAGGACCTAAACACTTCCATATGTCTTTTGCATTACCATTCTGCCATACTTCTAGTGGTGCTCTAAATCCATAACTACTACAATTCAAGCGTAAATGCTGATGGAAATAATTGCTACACAAATTAAATTGATTACCACCATCAATAATCCCAAGGCCGTGTTTTTCAAATCCATATTCGTAGTCTTCATATTTTTCAAATACCTTTTTCTCTATTTGTTCTTTAGGTGTACATATCTTTGAAGTATCAAACTTTGATAAATCAATAATGTTCTTTCTCATATCTTCGTGAGATATATTCTTTAACGGAAACTTTGGTCTCTCTTCAGCGATATATTGAGATAGTAAAACTCTAAATTGTTCTTTACCTAGTTCTTCTGTCCATCTATCAAACTGAATTCTATCCATAATAGGTAGACCATTCTCATTTGCATAGTCTTTTAAGTTCAATGTTGCCTTACCTATATTATGATATTCTTCAATATCTTGTTCATTCATCATCATTTAAATTGTACTCAAAGTTATAACTTTCATCGTTATGGTTTAATAATTTTGCACCGTTCTTTTCGTGAAACCTTTTTGCCATTTCTGTAAGTGGCGACAATGTAATCATTCGTTCTACACCAAATAATCTTTCTGTATCTTCAATTAGTTTTTCTCTGATTGCAAATATGATATCTCTACCTGCACCCTTACGCCATTCTGTAGACCATACGGTATATGCAATTGCAATCTTACCAGTAGGATTAGAATACTCTTCTAGTTCTTTCTCATTCGTAGGTACCTTATCACAAAATGCTACACAACAATATGCCAGGTCTCTAATCTCTTCGCCGTCTTCTTGTAATACAAAAATCTTTCTGCCGTTAGTAGTTCTAAACTCTAACGATAAGTGAGGTCGTACTGCGTCTTTAGTTATATCTATTGATTTTATTTCTCTTAATTTATCCATACTACTCTCTAAAAAAATGCTTCTAAACTTGCTTGTGGTTCTGCGTTCCAACCGATTGCACCTAATATAAATCTCATTGGGTCAAGGAAAGTCTTTTCAAATTGCAAATCGTAATCTATATAGTCATCTAGTTTAAACTCTCTTGGCAATGTAGATAGATAAGCACATACATTAAATTTAAAAGGGTTTGGTTCTTTCAACAATATAAATTTGATTTTATCGCCTTCTTGTATTACAGGATATTTGTAATCTAATTTTTGACTTTGTAAATGATAATTATATATTAGACTACCTTTAATATGTATTGGTGTGCCTTTTGTAAATATACTACTATCACTTCTATACTTTCTCAAATTATTACAACTTCTAGGAAAAGCAATTTGTTCAGGTTCAAACTTATGAAACTTAACTTTAAAGTCTGCAATATAATTCTGTAATGCGTCTTCATCTTTATTCATAATCAATCTGATTGCTTCTTTAATACCTGTTCTACAGACTTCTGGTGTTGAAGATTTTACTGCCTCAATACCCATTATCTTTAGTTTAGGTTCTTCATATCTAAAACCTTCTTCGTCTAACACATTCAACATATATCTTTTCTTGGCAGTCCAGATACCTTTGTCTGCGATAACTTCTCGTTTCATAACCATCTTCTGGTCAAACGCATTTGTATAATCTGCAAGTTGTTTGAAACACTTTTCAATAAATGGTTCTATCTTTTGTGTTGCAACTTTATCAACAAAGTTTAACTTTTGTTCTTTAGTTTTATCTTTACATATCTTATCTACTAACTTATCTAAACATAGATAGATACTATCAGTATCACTCGCAACAATATAATCGTGTTTATCTTTAGTCTGTAGTATCTCATTCATATACTTGTTGACTTCTTGTTCAATATACTGAATAACAAATTGACCACTTGAAGTAATCGCTGTTGCTTGTCTTACATCGTAAAATCTGAAATACTGATTACCGATTGCACCATAGGCACTATTCAATGATATCTTTTTTGCCCATTGTATATTATGACATCTGGCAATCTCTTTTTGATACAATGGGTCTTTTGTCTTTTGATATTCTTGTTTTGCTTTAAATTCTAATTGTTTGTAATGCACTCTATCATTGTACATACTTTCCATAAGTTTTGGTAAGAAACCTTGACTATCATTCTTAAACATTGCACCATTAGGTGTAATAGTTGCACCTTCAGTTTTTAAATGATGAAGTGGTGTTTTATTCTTTAACATTCTATCAACACTAATACCATCAGATTTCATACCGATAATTTTCTCTGGACTAATATTATATTGCATAATTAAATGTGGATACAGAGAGTTAATATCAAACGATACAATCCATTTATGTTGACCTACCTGTGGCGACTTAACATATGCACCAGTATATTTCTCTTCTTTAACATTATCAGTACGAGGTGGTATATGAATATTCTCTTTTAATAGATGATTGAATATTAATGTATCCCATAATCTAACTTCTGAAAATACATCTGTATAATTAATCTTTGCCTCATAGGCCATTGTTAGGATAAGTTCAATCAACTTCATCTTATCTTCTAGTTGGTCAACTAATTCAACATCTTTAATATTGTAATCTACGAAAGATTGAAAGTCATTAGTATACCATTCTCTAAATGTATCATAAGGGTTATTATCTTTACCATCACTACCTAATTCTACTTTTGCAATATAGTCAAGTTTATAACTCTCTTGTCTTGCAGGAATAAACTTCTTATACAAGTCAAGATAATCTAACATACTAATACCTTTGATATCAAAAGTAGTTTGTGTTTTACCTCTAACGGTTATTTGTTCTTGTTCAATTAATCCCCAAGGCGATAGTTTATTAATAACTTTATCACCTACAAGTCTTTTAATTCTATTACATAGATATGGTAAGTCAAAGAATTTAGTATTCCAACCTGTGATTACATCTGGATAGTTCTTTGTCCAAAACTTGAAAAACTCCATTAACATTTGTTTTTCATTCTTACATTCAATATAAGTTACATCTGGTCTATCTGTAAAGAAAGGTTTAGTACCCCAAGTAATAATATTTTTGTTAGATTGATTTTTGATTGTTAAACAGATAAGTTCTTCTGTAGGATTTTCTACATCTGGGAAACCACCTTCGGCAGTTGTTTCAATATCAAGTGTAAATATTTTAATTAAGTCTTTACTAAAAGTAATATCTTCAGGATATTCTTTTGCAATATATTGAAAGTGATATCGTTCATTACCATACAAAGGCGATGAAGAGTTATTGTAACTTCTTTTAAAGTCTCTTGCACCTTTGATACTATTAAAAGTAATAGGTTTTAAACTTTGACCTTGTAATGTTTTGTGATTAGTTTTCTCTTGCGTTATTGCATATAGAGTTGGTTTAAACTCAACCTTCTCTTTAAATTCTTTTCCATCGTGTACACCTCTAACAAGAAGTTTACCTCTATGTTCAATCACATCTTTATAAAAATTCACTATACGGACTCCATATCTCTCAAATATATTTTCAAACCATTATGTTTTTCTTGCAACATTACTTGACAAGCCAATCTGGAAGACATTCTATCGTATTCCATATTGTTCTCTAAAATTTCATTTTCTAAACTATCATACTCTACTCTACCTACTTTGTCAATATGCTCTTTGATATTAATATGACAAGTTCCACAAGCACAACAACCACCACAATCGGCGGCTATCTCATCAATAGAAGGTTCGGCATAACTTCGTGCCGCCTCCATAATTGTAAAACCTGCTGGTACTTTGACTTCTGTTTGTTTACCGTCTTTGTGTACAAAATAGATAGTCAGTAGTTGACTATCACTCATTTATTTTGTGCTATCCCAGGTTGTCTCTTTTGTTTCTTTCAGTAACCCTGGACCTTGAATAATGCTACTTGTACTTTGTGTATAACTAGCAAGTAAATCTTGTTTAGGGTCAACAATAGTAATTACTTTATCATTATTAAAAGTAATCTCTTCTGTTTCTGCATAAGGAATATATGTAAACATTCCAAATTTGATTGCCTCACCTGGTTTAGGTTGAGAGGTAGGATAAATGATAAAAGGTTTTTTCAGTTTGACTTGATTACTTGCCTCTTCTGAAAAATCACCGATGATATCTTCACCTGTTATTAGTCTTAATATTTTTATTGCCATAATAACTCCATTATATTATAATTGTTAATCTTTGTCAATAGGGGGAAGTCGTTTACTTAATACAAAAGTCCTATTAGGATTTACACTCGCATTAAATTGACGAATTAACTCTCTATTGAGTAGTACATCTGAACCAGACCTTGGTCTTTGGTCTAATCCGAATTCTATATCTTTGTATGTGAAACCATTAAATGTTAAATCTAACAATACCGTTTGTCTAGTTTCACTAGGTTCTTGCCCATCAGCGTTGGCTCTGAATACTCTACTCTCTCCGTGTTTTGGTTTGGTATATACCTTACCATCATACTTCCAAGATATATTCTTACCCTTCACTTGGATATCTTCTGCGTGAAGTGAACAAGCAAGGGCACCATTACCAGTATCTAATTTTGCTCTTATCTTACCTATGTCTGTTAGTTCAATAGTTTCTAACCAACCACATTCTACTAGTGATTGTCTATCCCAATTACTTCTATCTGTAAGGTATTTAACAAAATTCTTAACTAATTGTTTACCTGATATTGCACCACCAGGATTTGGTCCTTCTAAATCTTTGTATAGGTAACCCTCGTAATCTGCACCAGTGCCAGGAGAACCATTTACTTCTAGTATATACATCTTACCATTATTGATAATATGGTCAACACCACAAAGGTATGCCTTACTTGCTCTGGATGCCCGTAGCACCATTTCTATTTCATCATCATTTAATTTATATGGTACCGCTTCGGCACCTCTATGTGTATTAGTTCTAAAATCAAAAGATGATTGAATTCTTTTTGTACTTGCAAATATCTTATTGTCTACCACGAAAGTTCTTACATCAAACTTCACAGGCATAAATTCTTGTATTAATAATTCTGCACCTAACTTCCACATTGCCTGAATAGTAGATACTAAACTTTCATAACTATCAACTTTAACAACACCAATTCCTTGAGTACCTGTTAATGTTTTTAATACGATAGGAAATTTACCACCTATCATTTCTATAGCGTCATCTATATTTTTTTCGTTTGATACGAAAGCAGTTCTAGGTGTAGGTATATTAAACTTCTCAAATAATAATGCACTTGTCATTTTGTTATTACAAGTTAACATTGAGTTCTTTGTATTGACCATAAACGAACCAGAGTTTTGAAAAGCAGATATGATAGACATACCACTTTCATCTTCTACTGAACCTGCTCTAGTTATACAAATAGTATCTTTACCTATAAATGTTTGTTCAGTATCTTTACCATCATAGTTATAGACCGTTAAAGTATTCTTCTCTTCGTCTTTACCTGTTATGATAGCGTGTCTAGTTTCAATTACAACACATTTAATTTTTAATTCTTCGCAGATATCGTATATCAGTTTTACGGTTAACTCTTTATCTTCTTTACCACCAACTTTTCTTTTCTTTAAGTTAGGGTTAGTTTTAGTAATAACCGCTACCTGTATAGGTTTATTTTCTCTATCTACTTTTTCTGCTAGAAATTGATTGAATTTTTGTACTTGCAACATTATTGTCCTTCATTACTAGGTGCTTCCGTTTTCTCTTCAACTTTCTTACCAATGTTATATTTGGCAGAAAGGTTCCATTCTTTCTTTTCTTTAAAAGGTAATACCTTTATTTGTGATAAAGGCGCTTTGTTTTCTGCGTCTGCCTTTTTGACAATATCAATTAGGTTCCAATCTGCTAATAATACTGCAATTGTATTTCTTCTTTGAATATCGTTATCGCTTAATGTTGCTTTCTTACCATCAAGAGCAAATAGTTCTTTAAAGTGTACAATAAAGTATTTGCCTTGTTTGTGTAATATGTGGCAAGATTGAAATAGAGTTTTGTCTTTACGACTTGCAACTCCTATTCTGGTAAGTGTCTCTCGCACTTTTAGAAAATCGTCAGGTTGCTTAATAGTAACTTCAAGCATATCTTCTGGCGACCATTTAATGTCTCCGTTTGTCATTTTTTACTTCTCCCACCCTTTTGCAAGGATTTTTTTATAGTTTCAATTTGTGATTTATTCAATATGCTCAGAGCGGATTTTGCTTTTTCATTACTATAACCATAATACTCTTTGACATACTCTAAATTTTTAAGCTTCTCAGCCTTAAACCATTTAGCAAATCGTTTTTTCTTTCTTACTATATTTAGTAAAAAATGAAACTGCATATTATTAGGGAGGAAATGATAACCATTCATTTCATTGGCAGCGATTAAAGTATCGTAATGATACGATAAACACTTGTTTACGATAAACGCAGGATACTTCTTTATCCAAGTTACATCGGTGGTATCCATTACATCTTCTTTAGAGAAGTTAATGGAATTCAGATAATCTTTCAATTCATACATAACTAACTACTTTCGGGTTGAGGTTAATATCTAAAGCGTGTTCAGATAAATCATCAACTATTAATTTAATTTCATCGTCTTTTATATTATATAGTTCTTGTTGACCTTCGTCACCAGGAATATTTCTTTCTTTATATTTTTGTTTAAATATTTCTTCTAGTCTCCAAGATTGTGTATCATTAGGAACATAGATTGCATAATAAATCCTAAAGTCATTACCTGGTTGATTACGACTACGAATAACAGCAGATAGATACTTTGCTCTACCTACTTTTAATAGACCTCTGGCCATCACATTCGTTTCGTGGTCGTGAATATGACTTCTACCAAGGTATAAACAATACCTTTCGTGTCCTGGTTCTTCGTAACCAGCGCCATTCTGTTTTTGAGTTTGATAACCTTCGTCTACTCTTAACTGACAAGCGCCTTTGTAACCTAGGCCTAACATTATTTAAACTTACAATTTGCCATTATCTCGGTAAGACAAGCGACCATATTAATTTCTTGGTCTGCAACAAAGGCTGCCTTGTACTGATAACCTGCAATAACTAAAACTGCCTGTGGTATAGATTTAGGGTCTAACGATTTCCACAATAACTCATATAAGTTTCTAAACATAGAAGTTGGTTCTTTATCTATGTTTTGTATAACCCATTTTCGCATATCATTAAATCTTTTCTCTTTTAATGTAGCGATAAGTTCTTTGTTATTAACTTCTGATAATGTAAATAGAATACCACTATCAATCTTACCTCTAACTGAATATCTTTGAAGTTCGTTGATAGTTCTTCTGAAGTCTGGAAAGTGTTTGATAATTAATTCTGCAAGAACCTTTTTATCATACTCAATCTTTTCTTCATTCAATACATTACCTAATCTATTTAACATAAGGTCAGCACATTTCTTCTTCTGACCATTGACTATCTTAAAGTCAACTACGGTACAACGACTATGTAATGCAGGGATTATTTTATTTTTGAAATTACAAGTAAATATAAATCTACAATTCTTGTAAAATGTTTCTATAAAGTTTCTTAAAGCAGGTTGAACACTATCAGCGTTCATATAGTCTGCCTCATCAACTATTATAACTTTGTGATTAGCGTCCTCTGTTAAAGAAACGGTACTCGCAAAGTTCTTTATCTTTGTTCTTAATGTATCAATTTGACGACCTTCGTCTGACCCATTGATAATAAGATAATCACATTTCAGTTCTTCACATAAGGCACGAGCAACCGTTGTCTTACCTGTACCAGCGGTACCTGATAAGAGTAAGTTACTAATCTCGCCTTGTCTTAAAAAAGATTGAAATGTACTTTTTATATCCTCTGGTAGGATACAATCTTCAATTGTTTTTGGTCGGTATTTTTCAACCCACAAAAAATCAGCCATAATATATTCTCCATAATTTAAAATTCACTTTCAGGTTCAAGAGCAATCCAGTATTGTACTGGTCTTGTTCTATTTACAAAGTGTGATATCTTTTGTTTTGATATCGCAACATCATAATCATCTTCTAGCATTTTAAAGTTTTCTGCCTTGAAGAACGCCTTAAAGGTCTTGTCAGTTTCACCTAACTCAATGTCAAACTTATTAGACGCTTTATTCTTTCTATCGTCTGCAATAAGTCTCATAGTCTTTCCATCGCCTACAACTGCAATGTCAGGTAAGTTTAATGTAACTACACCTTTCATTAGTCTAGCAAAGTCAGCCTTCTTAAAAGTAAATGATACTTCTGTAGATGGCATTGAAATTGTTTTAGTTGGAGCAACAATTACGCTCTCGTCAGCAAAAGTATATTTACTATTTGACCTACCGTCTTTGCCAGATATACCTACACTTGAACCACCATTAAATTTTAATGTTGGTGTATCAAATAGGTCTACCGTTCTCAAAAATTCAGGTAAATCATAGATAGCAAATTGTTGGTCAAAGTTTTCTTTGACTTCTGCTGTCGCAAGAATATTCTTCATAGTAGAAATCGTATTCAACGCTTTCCCTGGTTTGATTAGAATATTCTGATTAATATTTGCAAAGTTTTTTAACAATGCAAGTGTCTCGGATGATAAGTTCATATCAGTTTTCTCCTTCATTATTTAAACATTATATTATAAGTGTACGCCCTTGTCAATAGCCTACTCACTTTGTCGTAAGTATTCTAACATCTTCTCTGGAGTACTCTCAATATATGGGTCGTCATCAACACCTTCATTATTGATACCTGGTTCTTGAAACCATTTCTCAATCTGTCCGTTATTAATTACTGCCATATATCTCCAACTACGATTGCCAAAACCTAAATGGTTTTTACCAATCAACATACCCATAAATCTAGTGAAGTTACCTGAACCGTCAGGTATAAATTTAACCTTCTCTATATTCATATGGTCTCTCCAAGCATTCATTACATAACTATCATTTACTGATATACAATAAACTTCGTCTATAGAAAATTTAGTTATCGTATCGTAATGCTCTTCAAATCCTGGAAGTTGTTGGGATGAACAAGTTGGTGTAAATGCACCTGGTAATGAAAATAATACTACTCTTTTATTTTTGAAATAATCATCTGTAGTTTTATTAATCCATTGACCACCGATAGCACAACCACCATCTGTTTCAACCTCATCGCCTTCTCTAATTCTAAATGTTACTTTTGGAATTTGTAAGTCTCTTTTCATATATTCATTTGTCCTCATAAGTTATTTTCAAATCAATAACTATAATATACATTAAAACCTAGAATAAGTCAAGAGGCGGTCGTTGAATTCTATCTGGCGCTTCCGACCGCCTCTGACAAAGTTCTCCTATCTAGTTTTAATCAATGTAGTATAGACTACTTGATTTTGATTGTTCTAGGTTTCTTACCTTCTGGAACAATCTTCTCTAAACGAACCTTTAACAATCCGTCTTTGAGTTCGGCACCTTTTACCTCTACATCATCTGCAATGGTAAAAGTCTTGCTGAAAAATCGTTTGGCAATACCTTTATGTAGCATTCCCTCGTTTTCTTCAACCTCTTTAGTCTGCTCATCTTTAACAGACTTTATAGTTAATACATTGTCGGCATAGTCTACTGCAACATCTGATTTTGAGTAACCAGCAAGTGCCAGTTCTATGTCGTATGTGAATTGTCCAGTCTTTACGATATTGTAAGGTGGATAGTTTGGTACATTAACTCTTGCCATTCCGTTAATATCAGTATCTAACATATGTTCAAAATGGTCAAACACATTGTCAAATCCTATCGTAACAGGTCTTAGCGAGTTAAAAAATTGAATTGCTTTTGAATTGGTCATTGTAACCTCCTTATGTTAAGCAAAGTTAATTTAAGAAGACCCTTTAAGGCGTCTTCTATATTATTTATATAATCATTCATTTTAAATTTACAAGTCCTTATGATTAAAAAGGTGGGATTTCTTTAAAGTGTAATCCCGAAAACACTAGCGACACCGTATTTTGATATTCTAATCTGGTACACGGCGACCATTTTTACGCTGTTTTGACAGGTCTTACGAATGGCCTATCAATAATATATATACAATATCAAGCGTAAAAATCCTTAATATCCTCTAATAGCGGCTAATTTTTTATCTCTTTTTTTACAAGCCTTTATCATTTCTTTTTTCTTACGATTTCTTTTATCGCAAGGTTTTTCGTAATATTGCCTCTGTCTTAACTCTTTAAAAAGTCCATCTTTTTGAGACTTCTTTTTTAGTACTCTTAATGCTTGTTCCACATTGTTATTTCGTACCATTATAGTAATTGACATATAAACTAATTACCTCCTTTTTGTTCACTATCAATTAACAATACAAGATAATGTATTGCCTTGAACAAATCCATTTTGTTCTTTCCGTTCTTCTTACCATATCTGCAAATATATTTAATTGCATTTGATTGGCAAAAGTCTTTATCTATTCCCAAGTGTCTTAACATATCTTGCACTTGAAAACCATCTTTAGTAGATGAATAATGTTGGCCATATGTATCGCCAATGTATTTTTTAATTTCGTTTAGTATTTTATCTTCATTATATTTCATAGTTTTCCTTCATATTTATGTGTGGTATAAAAAGTGGAGAGAGGCCACTACACCTCTCTCCTAGGACCACACTATGGATAGATTTAGATAAGGTCTTCTTCTTCCTCATCTTCCTCACTATCATTGGACTCCATTTGTTGTGCCTTCAAGGCCTCTGCCTTTTGGTCTTCAGCGATGGATTCGGCAGTCGCCCCACCATCTACTTTAGAGTAAAGGTCAACAAAAGAAGACTTTGTGTCCTCATCAAACCTGTTAGTACATAGTTCAATCGCCTTCATCTTATTACCAAAGATGGCATAAGCCTGTACTATGTGAACAAGTCTTCTGGTACTGATTATCTCATCAACGCCACCATCAAAGTAGGTCTTTCTGATAACATCAGCCCAAGTGGACAATTTCTCAACATACTGAACATCTTTTTTACCAGATATGGCAAGAGTGTTATTCAATATTTTTTGTTCGGTATTAGAAGTAGGATACTTCTGTTCAAAGGTCACAGGAAATCTTTCAAGGAAAGCCTCGTTAAGAATATTAGTACCGATGAATTTACCATCATCTGAACCTTGACCTTTTGTATTTGCGGTTGCAATACAATTGAAACCTTTTGCAGGTTTTACGAATTTGTTAATCTTCTTAACATAAACTCCGTTACCTTCAAGGATAGGTTGCAAACACATAATCTTGTTACTTGCAAGGTCAATCTCATCAAGAAGTAAAACAGCACCTCTCTCCATTGCCTCAATAACAGGACCATTCTGCCATACGGTATGGCCATCTTTAAGTCTGTAACCACCGAGTAAATCATCTTCATCGGTTTCTATTGTAATGTTAACCCTAATCATTTCTCTTTTACTCTCGGCACACGCCTGAATAACTGAAAAAGTTTTACCATTACCAGATAGTCCAGTAATGAATATAGGATAAAATTGTTTTGATTTGATGATACTTCTTATATCAGGATGGTTACCAAACGATACGAAAGTGTCATCTTTTTTAGGAACGATATCACCTGTCAAAGAAGAGATAACATACGCCGCCTCTTTTTGAGTTTCATTCTCTACAGCAGTTTGAGTAACTGGTGCAGGAGTATCATTCAACACTTTAGTGTTAACTTGTTTTTCAACACTAGGTAGACCGTCTACAGGCAATTTATATTCGCCTCTACCAACCCTTAATTCAGGATTTCTAGTCAACCATTGTGGTTTGAAGTTTATGCCAATTGATTTGGCAACTTTTAAAACTTCGTCGGAAGTGATTGTCTCTGATATGCCCATTTTCTGAGCGGCAGAAACAAACTCTTTTTGTTTTTCATTCAAAGTAATCATAGTATTGTCCTTTTTTTAGTTTATGTATACATCATACCATAGGTTAAAAGCATTGTCAAGCACTTTTTTAAGTTTTTTTCAACTTTTTTTCCCTTGATTTTCAACACTTTTTCCATAGTTTATGCAACCTGTTTAACAAATTTGGATAAAAGTACTCTGGAAACCGTTCTTGATTTCATACTTTTACCAAATACTCTTTTGATATCGCCTTTCTTGGCGTCTTCTTTTAGTTCATTCAAGTTGTTATTCTCAACTTTCATAGTTTTTGAATTAACTAAAAAGAATTCATTATAACCTTCTGCCTTTACAGAAGCACACTTTTCTTTACTAAACTCTTTTCTGATTTTAGAAAGTATCTCTTCTTTTAAGTGATAAGGTAATTCTTGTTGTTTACCAGATAAAGCATAGTTCTCAAATTCCCACCTTCTAGTATTCTGTACAAGAAAGAAACCGATAGTAGTAACATTAAACTTCTTTTTGATACCTTCTAATAACAAAGCAGTAGTATCATTTCTTGTATAATTTACTGAAGATTTAAGTTTCAATTCTTTTCTACCAAATTTCAATACTGGTGTTGCACCATAATTTTTTTCTCTGGCAATCATCTTACCAGGGTTTTCTGGATCCGTATAGAAAGATGATTTGTTAGAGTTGTTACTATGTCCATCAGTAAGTGTAATCAATGACATTTTATCAACTTGATATTTCTGTCTGAACATAGGAACAATCTGATACATAGACGCCAAACTTTCGTTCAAAGGAGTAGATGACAAATAAAAGTGTGATGGCGGTTGTATTCTTTCAACCCATTCTCTATTTCTTCTGTAACCATAGTTATCGCAATAGTATTTCGCATAAGCATATAGTAAGAATAAAGACTTATCTAATTCTTGTTTTTTCAAAGTGTGAGAAGCAACTTCAACTAAATTGAAACCATTAAGTTGCATACTACCAACTTTAAATCTCCAACTATCATCTTGTAAATTTTCACCTTCTCTTCTTCTGTTATTGAAACCTCTTTCAGTAATTGGGTCACAAAAGAAATAAACTTTGTATGGAATACCAATTCTTTGACAAAACCATACTAGTTGTAATAATTGTTCTACGGTCTTGTCAATAACATTAGACATTGAACCAGACCAATCAAGAAGTAAAATCATTCCGTGATTTTTACTATCAGGAATAACTGATAATCTTTTAAAGATATCTTCTGAAATTTTGTATTGATGTAATTTTAAAGGGTCAATAATACCTGTCTTATCAGTAGTAGACCTTTTGTAACCATCGGCAGATTTCTTCATTTCAAATTCTTTTACAAGATATGATATAGTTCTTGCACTATCTTTTTTGAATTGAGAATATTCTTCGTAATTTGGATTGTAAGCAGATTGTTGACTTCTAATAGCGTCAAGACCATCTTTAATCCATCTTTTAGTTGGTACGATTATATTCTTTAATTGTGCCTCTGGTATTCCAAGATATGCAAAACCTTTTGCCTTGTTGTCAACATACTTATCACCAATGTTTTTATCAATTGCACTTTGAGTAATTGTCTTCAATGGCATATTGATTTTAACATCATTGCCACCTGCACCGTCAGGATTACCTGTTTGATTTTCTTTATCTACGCCAGAAGATTTATCTTCGTTGTTTTCTTTTGTGTTGGCGTCTTCGCCATCAGAGGAACCTTCTTCTTTTGATTGTTCGTTTTGTTTGTCGGACTTATCTTCTCCACTCTTCTTCTCTTGGTCAGATTGAGTTGATTGATTGTCGGATTGTTGAGATTGATTATCACCTTGGTTTTCCTCATCGTCATCTTTCTTTTCTTGTTCACCATACATTTTAGTTAATGGGTGACTATCAAAGTCAGGTAACTTTTTAAGATTTTCGTTTTGTTTTTTCTGCCACTCGGCAAGTTTTTTTGCGGCCTCAACTACATCGTTAAATGTAACACATTGGTTACACATATCAACAAATAATTTTTCTGCATTATCAAAATCAAATGACAATGTTTTAGAAGACTTGTAAAACAAGTTAATCTTATCTGCCAATTGTAATTCTAAATCTAAATCTTTATCTCTTGCACCAAAGAAGTTATCATTCCATAAAATCTTGAAACCATCTAGGTAATCTTGGACTACACCTGGATATTTATTCTGTATCATTTTATCAATTCTGATATCTTCAATGATATTGATATAATCTCTTATATCAGGATTTTCTGTAACGGCAACTTCCCAATCTTTTTGGGGAGTATGTAAAGCGTGAGATACTTCGTGTGCAATCAACATATCATAGACGGCACCTTTAGGGTTTTTAAAAACAGGGATTGTAAGAATTCTATCTACTAGATTGAAACTAGCAGTTTTTACATTATTGTGTTGTACTTCAATATTCTCGGTTGCAAGTAATTTCGCAAGATTGGATTTGGAATCAAAATTCATCATAGTGTCAGTAGTCCTTTTTTTCATTATGTATATAAGGTACCATATCTAATAATATATGTCAAGCACTATTTTCACTTTTTTTCAACTTTTTTTTATGTTGATTTATAAGGGTTTTTGAATACGCCCTTAAAACCGCCCTTATGTGAAATATCTGTAATATGCCCCAATATCGCCTAGAATACCAAAATACGGCGCCCTAGGACGGCGCTGAGGGGCGTTTTAGGACTACCCTAGTATGATTGTATCACCAGATTTTTACGCTTTTTGGGGGTTTACGGCTTTCTCAATATAAACACAGGTTCATATTTTGCGCCACTTTCTTGACTACTCAACTGCAACTTGTATGTATCAGTATGCTCAAATCCTTCTTCAACTGCAAGTCGTACGGTATCATCTTCAAAGGTTTTATGAGATTTAATATTCGCCACATTTAGTCCCATATACTTACCAGGTTTTAATCCTTTATATACATTCTTGATTGTCGTTCTTAAAAAGCCTTCGTTCCAATCTTCATTTGTACTAAAGTTTTTAAATGATTGTTCAGCGTCATCTGAATATTGTTCCCAATTGAAATACGGTGGACTTGTAAATGCAAAGTCTAAACTATTCTCTTTTGGTACAAAGGTCTCACTACCTTGTCTATTTAAGAAGTAATGATTGCTCTCATTACCAAAATCGTCTTTAATCTGTTTTAATCCTGCATATGTTAAACTGGCAGGGTCAGTACCTACATAATTTACTCTTGATATAATAGCACCTAATATACGACCACCATAACCCATAGACATATCCCAAACTAACTCGTTTGGTTTCATAAAGTTTTGATATAAACAAGCGGCCGCTGTAGGTCTAAAGTTTGATACACATTGAGTACCTGTATATCTTCTTAATAGACTTCTCATTGTACTTTGTGATTTATGTCTTGCACCTTCTGACCTATAAGTTCTTTTACCATATATGTCATACGATATAGGTTTTAAATCATCAACTGAAAACTTACCGAAAAAAGAACCAGTTAATAGTTTCTTAATACCCTTTTTAAAATGTTCTTCATTCTCAAATATCTCCATAGGTGTTTTCATTTTACCACATCTAATAGCAAAACTATGTGGCATATAAGACCACGCCAATGATAGACCTTCTTGATGAGGTTTAATGATACCATCTTTAGTCAATAGATTTTTGCAATCTACTGCCCATAGTTTTTTCATCTTTTCTCTTCGCCAAGTTTCATCTACACTATAATAAGGGAAACCTTCTTCTTGCCAGAAGTCATATACTTCTTGTATATTCTTTTCTAATTCTGCCTCGTCTGTAACTACACCTTTGAGATTACCTTTACTAGTAATATTCTCTTCACCTTGTATATCTACAAAGTCGCCTAGTGTTGCACTACCTTTTGTGTCAGTTAACTTCTTCATTGTTCCACCTCATTAACATTAATATTGGCATTGAATATACTACTATCATAAACATAACAAATAATAAAAACTCAATCATTCTCTTTTTTCAAATTATGGTCTACTACAGGAACCCTATCCCCATATTCAACCGTTGTTCCACCATATGTAACTTGTTGTCTTGAAGTCAAATCAGGTAAAGGTGCTGTTCCACTTGCCTCTCCTCTTTCAACTTCTTCTCTAGTCCAACTAGGTTTCTTACTCTTATCTAATGACCCCATATTATAGGCCATACCAGGTTTACACTTTTCTACTTTTCCGCCTCTTTTTAAAAACTCTTCAATACTTTCTTTTTTCATAGATATTTCTTTTTGTACCAAGCATAGAATTTCTTATCTGTAAAGTATTCTGCAATCGCTGAAGCAGGTACTTGGTCACTTCTTATACAATCTGCAACATCTTGATAGTCTGTTATATCTACTTTTGCTACTATATTCATTTTCATATTACCTAGTGTTATTAGTGTTCTTCTTCTTTTTTCCTTCTCGGAGTATTCTACCATAATTCGGCCACCCAAACTTATCAGGACTTTCGTTTACATAACGCCAACGAATAACTCCTGTATTAGGGTTCCTTTCGTATATTTTTTCTCGTTCTTTTACCATAGTTTAAACTTCTGTATTTGTCTCTTGATAGGTCCGTAGACTTTCCATATCTCTTCTATGTGTGTTTCTAGTCTAGTTTCTATCTTATCTAATTTCACTTTTATTTCTTTTTGTGTTTCTAATATTTCTTTTAATATTTTATCTTCTTCTTTACCTTTACTCATACTCTATCACTTTTTGTCTTTGTTGTCAATAGACGGAATATAATATGCAAAATGTATTACTCTTCTTACACCTTGACCATTATTCGCCCTATGTTCAAATTGAGGTTGTTGATTTAACCATACGAATTCACCTCTTAAAGGGTATACTCTACATTTATCAACACCTAATATTTCTATGTAATTATCATTATCTATAGTACCTTCTTCAAGATATACTAATATATTTGAATTAAACTTATCTCCAGCAGTATAATCATTATGAAATTCGTTATTTTCTTTTGTTACACCTTGCCAGAAACCTGGTTCTTCTGTAAGTTCAAATTTAGGGAAAGTCTTTGAAATCTGTAACTCTAGTTGTGTCTTTATTTTATCTAATTGTTGTTGTTGATATTCTGTTAGTTTTACTTGTACATCGTAATCTATTTGAGGAAACTTTATATCATCAAAAGCATATGTATCAAACTCTAGTTGACCAGTAGCAAAACCATCTGCAAAATAAGTTGTCATATCTATATCTGCCATATTACGCTCCTACATTCCAAAACAAAGCTCTTGGCTTTGCATATTGTTTAATAAATGGCCACGCCTTTGCGTCATATGTTGGTGCAGACGGAAACGGTGGCGCTTCTTCTTTCTTAATAGGTTTATCAAATTTATAAGGTGACCTATAAAACTTTGCTCTACCTAGTTCTCTTTCACTCATTTTGTGTCCTACTGATACACAATGTACTTCTAAACTAGGAAATGCTTTTTGTAATCCTCTTGATAAAGTACCACTAGAACCTACGGTCCATATCTCTGAAAAGTTTTCGTGAGACCATTCATCTGCGATTGCTTTACCTAATTCTTCTATATCTTCTATTACTCTTTCGTCTTCTAAACCCAATGGAAAGTTTCTTCTATGATAAGTGTCTTCTTCGTAATATTTTCTAGCGTGAGATAATGTTACATTTAACATACCCATTTCAACCCAGCGAATATCACAACCATATTCTAATGCTTTCTTTTGGTAAGGGTGTAAGTTATCTAAACTTCTTTTTGCCATAAAGAATGTTGCCTTAGCACCATATTGTTTTGCTTGTAAAGGTAATGACATTTGAGCATATCCAGTTGCAGGACAACCACCAAACACAAATTCATTTGCACCTTTAGACATTTCTTCACGAATATATCTATCTATAAATCTTCGTTTAGACCCACCTTCTAGTTTGTCTTCACGGACTACATAGATACCTTCGTGTTGTTCTATTTCTACTTTTGGAAACTCATACGCTTTCATACTAAAACATAAATCCTATCCACATTAACATTGCGACACTCCACCAACCTACTAGAATACCACAACCAAATACTATCCAAAATGATTTCATATTACCTTCCTATATAGTTTTTTATCGTTATCAAGTCTCATTGTATAATCACTTTCTGCATTATAATTTTTATCTTGTTGATAGTCAGGAGATAACATACTTCTGACTTGTTCATTTGCGACAACATCTATAACTAAATGTGTACGCCAATCGTTACCATTGTTTATTGCCATATGTGGTTTTCTTATATCAAGATACCAGCAACTACCTGTGTCCATATTTGCAATTACTTTACTACCTGTTGTTGACCAACTTGTAAACTCTACATTTGCATTTGTCTTAATAGGTATGTGTACTCTCATAAGTCTACCATCTTGAATACCTAGGTCTGGGTCAACTTGGTCTGTATGTCTTTCAAGTTCTCCGCCACCAGGTTTCAAATTCATAAATCTTACTCTATGTATTTCTGTTTGAAACTGACTTAAAATCTTTTCTACTAATGGAAACTTTTTACGCCACTCTGTATCTTGTAATTCAAAGTGTTCATCTTTATGTTCTTCTTTCCACTTCTTATTCATTTCAATAGGTTTAGTAATAAATTTATAATCAGGTGTATAACCTCTTAATGATATTGCACTCCAAGATTTTGCCTTATTATAATTAGAATAGTGATTAGTAAATTCTACTTCCATTTCTTCTAGTTGTTTTGCAATTTGTGGTACAACATCTTCAAAGTCTAATGCAAAAGGTTTAAGTGTATACTTCTCATACACAGGTACTTTAGGGTGTTGTGTATCTTCAAACTTACTCTCTGCGTCTTTATAATAGACACCAATGATATCTGCAACTGAATTGTACTTAACACCTATCTTATTAAATCCTGCCTTATCAGCGATACTTTTGTCTTCTTGACTTTCTTCATTAATAAACAACCAAACATTATTACTAGTATATTCTGTATTCTCTTTTAATTCTGTAATGATATTATTGATATCATCTTCTGTTTTATAACCAAAGTGTTTTATGTTTATATCGCCAGGTTGTTTAGTACCTAATAGTACACCTGGAAACATAAAGATATTTGATTTAACTTTAGTCTTTGTATAGTGTATTAAACCTTTACCTAATAGTTGTATTTGGTCTTTGTCTAATGCGTCTGCTATATTGTTCTTTTTAAATTTACTCAATTCGTGTTGAGCAAACTTATTATAACTATTAAACCTTTTCTCTAGGTCTTTTAAATAATCTAGTTCAAAACCTTTTTGCCAAGGTTTTAAATCTT